GTCTTCTATTTTACTTTTTTTACTAATAAATCTCGCAATAAAAGGAATACCGCTGTATACTATCTATAACACAACCTCCACCATTAAAGATATATATGCCCTCATAGGACTATTTGCAATATATGCACTATGGGTACACGTAAATAGTGGAACTATAACAGAATATTTACAAAAAACATTCGATTCCATATTACACGGGAAAAATGAAACCCCTGCAATGTGGGTAATCGCAAAACTCCACGCGTATTTTGTTAAATAAACTACCATATCTACCTACATACCTACATATATGAAGGTATTCCATCAATATCAATAACACCCACGTTTTTCCCCATTTTCTTGACGTCTTTAGGAGAAAGTACAAATTGGCTGAAAAAAGGATAATCCAATTGAGCTTGTGGATAATGATTGTGTACATTTCGGGCAATCATTTTGTATAGTTTAAAATTAGGATATCGCTCTTCTCCGTCCCGTTTATACAAAATATTTTTTCGATTATCATCGCAACACCATCTATAAACGGTTTTCTGGAAAGCGTCCATTTCTTTTTCAGTTTCGTCTTCAATTAAAAAGTCATAGATTGAACATCCTAATCGGCATAAATCGAAACTGGAATTGGGTTCCAATCGAGGTTTGTCCTCATTCATATATGGTTGGCAATTGTATTGCGTGGCGGCGTCGCCGCCCGGGGCGAAGCTATCGCTACAGAATATTTTTCCGCAAAACCGGTAAATACTTCGACCGAAATCAATAATTTTGAAAATGCGACCATATGTAGGAACTCGATAGGTTTTTTTATTGTATTTGTACACCAAAAACTCTGCGTCGGTAGAAACATACATAATATTATTGGTATGCAGATCATTATGTGTAAAAGAGAACGCGCGCTGATAAGCAATAAGAGTCATAACAATTTGCATCATAGCAGCAGCTCCTTCTTTTTCGGATAATTCACCCTTTTCAAATAATCGGTCGATGGTTCCTTCGCATTTTTCCAGACAAATCATTTGTATAGGAAAATTGTCCATATAGGAGAACATATTGTCTTCTGAATCACTATCATCCTCATCGTCTTCCGAATCATCTTCTCCATCTGATTCATCATCTTCTCCTTCATTATCATCTTCTTCGCATTGACCCTGGCTCTCGCTATCTTCAGAATTGTCGTCTGAGCTATAGTTCAGACTACTATCATTTGAAGAATCGGATGATTCGGTAGATGAATGCGCGCGTGGTTTCTCATATACGACACCTTCATCTTCTTTTTTTTCACAGTTATTTTCTACCGGGTCATTTATGACCGGTTGAATATCTATAACACTGTCATCCAATTGTTCTATGCCTAAATCTATAAATGAAATATTATGAGATTTTAGAGAACCCTGTATATTTAGGCGTTGTTTATTACCTCGCGACCCATCGCCATAATTACCACTGGATGGTATTTCTTCGGAAACTTTAAACAATGAACCCACATTCTCGTTGAAATACCTAGATGTACATAAATATTCAATATCGTCGGAAATATTCATTTTATATTTTTCTTGTATGCCTAAATAAGAACCATAGAAATCTACTGCATTGACTAGACCGTGTTTGTGTAATAACTGACTACTTAAATAACTGAAAAAACAGTCGATATAAGAGGCATTATTTCGATCGGCCAATTTGTGGTGGCAAATTGCACTATTATTAAATGTAGGTAATGTCCGGATAGCATCGTTTGATACATCGTATTTTCCAATCATATATTTGACTGGGTCTAATAGGGGGGAGAACTTTATGAATACGGATTTAGGGACAAGTTCTCCGGTTTCAGTATCCACAACTGTTTGTAAATCGTGTATAGCATATTTATGTTTTAATGTGGTTTTTTGCACATTGTTTTCATTTAATTCGAAAAAACAGGAATAAATGGGATTATAATGCTGTAGTCCAGTAATATGGAAGGGTGCATATTCGTTTAAAATGTCGTGATTGGTTATTTCATACGTATTTTGTAAGTTCTCTAAATCGATTATATCTGACTTTCTATATTGAGTTTGCATATTCCTAAATACCTGTTGTATATTTAGTGATAAATATAAAAACCGTTGTATTCAAACGATTGCTACTAAATACATTGCGGAAACCCACCCCCCCCAACCGCTTCGCGTCCGGAGTTCTGTGCAAAAATAACAGGCTATATTATTATACTATTTAGGAGAACAATGACATTGGAATTGAAAAAGTTCGATATGAAATCAATAACATTCAAACCGGATGAAAACAAAGGTCCGGTTATTGTTATGATTGGGCGAAGAGACACCGGTAAATCATTTTTAGTCCAAGACCTGCTATATCATCATCAGGATATTCCTATTGGAACCGTTATTTCAGGAACAGAAGCCGGTAATGGATTTTATGCGGCCCACGTTCCTAAATTGTTTATTCATGAGGAATATAACACGGTATTAATAGAGAACATTTTAAAGCGTCAGCGCACTGTGCTAAAACAAGTCAATAAAGAAATAGAGACATATCGCCGAAGTACAATTGATCCACGGACATTCGTTATACTGGATGATTGTTTGTATGACCAGACTTGGACCCGGGACAAGATGATGCGTCTGCTTTTTATGAACGGGCGTCATTGGAAAGTTATGTTGATTATTACTATGCAATATCCATTGGGTATTCCGCCCAATTTAAGAACCAATATAGACTACGTTTTTATTTTGAGAGAACCCTACATGACCAATCGTAAACGTATATGGGAAAACTACGCATCTATGTTTCCCACATTTGAATCGTTCAATTCGGTTATGGACCAAACTACGGAGAACTACGAATGTTTAGTGATAAATAACAATGCTAAATCGAATAAATTACAAGACCAAATATTCTGGTATAAAGCCGAAAAGCGTCCGGATTTCAAATTGGGTTCCAAAGAGTTCTGGGAAATATCCAAGACTTTAGCGGACGACGATGAAGATGAGGCATATGACCCAAGTAAAACGAAAAAAAAGAGCGCTGGACCGCCAATCAATGTGAAAAAGTCTAAATGGTAAATAGACGCACAACATCGAGTACAAACATTATCATATAATAAGTGGTGTTGTATCGATATTTTTTGTTTCAGCAGGCGGTTCGTCTACCGACGTTTTTGTCAAACAACAACACCAATATGTCCATTCACTTTTCGCCTTTTTATTACGTTTCCATTTTTCATAACGCGTTTCTTTTCGGGTTGCTTTGTCTTCGTATTGTTTTCCTTCAACTGCTATTTTCATTGCTTTCATCATATCTATAGCTGCGTGTTCGCTGTCTGTATGCATCATAGTGTCTACTAATGTTTATATATATTACGGGAATATATATAGACCTGGTCTATATGCATTATTTTGCATTTGGAAATAGAAGTTTATCTATTGCAGTGCGTACGCAGAATAATCTGTGAAGTATTATACCTAGTATAAATAAAAATACTAGAGTATACAAAAATGGTGTATTTAGGGCAAATGATAAAATATAAGCTCCTAAAATTGTTGCCAATACGTCAATATATGCTATATCGAATATTCTATAGGAATGAATACTTTTTCCAATTTCACCTAATGATTTTGAATATGTACACAAATCCATAGTATATACTATAGTTTCTATAATATATAATTACACTCAGTTTATTATTATTTCATATAGTTTGAAATTATTCTTTATTGGCATATGTACTACGTAGCAATTCGTTGCGAATATCCGTAGTAGCAGTGTCAGCAACTTCGCGTTCATCAAAATCAATAGTTTCTCTAACTCCCACTAAATTGCCATTCTCGTCGATTGTTTGCGTCAACACATTACCACTCTTTTCAGCCAACTTAATATTTTCTTCAATAGCCTTGCGTTTAGTTTCCTTAATGCGTTGTTCAAACTCTTGTTTTGCCTTCTCTTCGTTCTTCAGCTTTTCTTGATGCAGTTGATTTAGCTGCTCTTCCATAAACTCAATGCGGCCAGTCTTGTAAGCATCTGGATCCCAAGGAACCCACATTCCTACAGGACCAACAAATATATCGTGATTAGGGTCATTTTCGCGCAATTTTTTGCAACGAGTTTCAGCTTCTTCTTGTGTAGGATATACACCCCTGATTTTCAATCCACGCGTCGAAGTTTGGAACGCGTGTGCTTTCTGAAACTGCTGCGTAAGTGTGTCTTCTTGTTTATCCAAGAATGTTTTAAAGTCATCTTCCACAGAAACGGATTTAATCTTTATTTCCTCTTCTTTAGCAAAATCATTAAAATCCGAAACTAAATCGTCAATTTTCAAATTATACTTGTATGCTACAAAATGCAAAAAGTCAAAGAACTTTGAAAGAGATTTAGTAAAATCCCATTGTTGAACAAATTGGTCGAATAAAAAAGTTTCGCGTTTTTTCAGTATTTTTTCGGGTGAAACAAATGACAAACACGCAAACTTTTGCCCCGCAATGGGTGGATCTTCGTCGCATAAATCAACATATTTAGGATTAGATTTTCCATTTGGTAATTTTTTTCTTTCAAAAGTAGTTGGACCTGACATTATAGAATATTTAGCAAAACTGTATTTAAGTAATTTACTATATTTATATATTTGTTTTTATTCTTAGTATTCCAATATATTTTTATATTTTCGTTATATATAAGCATCCAAATGGGCTTCGATTTTTCTGAACTTATTAAGCGAATTGTTAAGTATTTAGTTATGGGTCTCGTCATTGCGGTTGTCAGTATTGTCATCCCCAAGAAGTCGCTCAACGTCGAGGAAGTTATTATCCTTGCCTTGTCTGCCGCCGCCACATTTAGCATCCTCGATGTGTTCCTCCCCACCATCTCTGAGTCTGCCCGCAACGGTCTTGGTTTAGGTATTGGTCTTGGACTCTCCCCCATCTTTGTTTAAACCAGTCAAGAATTATTTTATGACAGGTATAAATTAATATAGGGAACAATTTAGGTATATTTGATGTTTAGTACATAACATATATTTAGCAATCACCCACTCATATCCACCAGTAAAACCTCTTTATAAAATATAGTATATACTGGTATATAAAATGAATATAGACGTAATTGATACTGCCGTAAGTATTTTAGCAAAACATATACAAGAAAGTTCTCCTACACAAACTCTTCCACCACCTAATGAACTAAATATACTAAATACTGCTATTGCTGTTATACAAGCATCTATGACTAAGACTACGAGTGCAGCTGCATCTGCTCCAAAACCAATCCAACCTACTTTTTATGAAGGACAACTCCGTCGAGGTCCCGTTAAAATATCCGGAAAACTTGCTATAGCAAATACATCTGACCTGACTAAACCACCTACTGAAACAAATATTTATTCAGTGGATATAGTTCCTAAATATTCAGATAATCCGAATGACAATCGTGTTCGTCCGGATAGTTATACTATTACTCCCAATATAGGTGGAATTATTGATAGAACTGCTGAAATAGATAAACTAAATGATGAAATGAAAAAACAGCGAGAAAAAATAGACAATTTAACTGAGCAAGTACAAAATACTACCGCATCTTTATCTGGCCCTGCAACTGTAGGACCATAATGTTATACTATACATAGTGTATGTACTTGAAGTATGTATAGTGTAAAAATACCATACATAAGAAGGTTTATATATTATTTATACTCATATTATATAATAATATGTCAGACCAATCCAATATAAATAAATTAACAGATAGTATATCTAAATTAAAAACGGCTATCGATGAATATTCTTCAGCAGTTGAAAGGAAAATAGCAGAATTAAAAAATGCAAAGAGTAGTGCAGAATTTACAATTGCTCAAAGTGAAGAAGAGCAACAAAAAATTAAAGGAGCAATAGAAATAACAAATGTCGAGAAAGTGAAATTAGAACGTGATTTAAACCAAAAACAGGATGAACTTAATACTGCAATTGCTGAAAATGCGAACATTGGAAATGCACTTGATATTGCAACCAAGAGTTTTAACCTTACTGATAATGTATTGAAGATTGCGGTAGATAGTTTAGAAGAAACCCACTCAAAAATAAGAGAACTACACGAGACTATTGCAAATCAAGAGCGAGAAGCTAGTGATTTAAGGAATCAATTGCAACGAGAACGAGATTTAGCTACGCAAGCAAATATAAATAATAATCGAAAAATATTTAATAAAAATCAAGAAATAGCTGATAAAGATTCTCAAATACGAGCAATACAATTTGAAAATGATACTTTATCCGAAAGACAAAAAACACAAATTGCTAATTTAGAACGCGAAAAAACCGCATTAGAACAACAAAAAACCGGTTTAGAAGCTCAAACTGCTGATTTACTAAAATCAAATACTGAGGAAATCCAAAAAAAAGATGAACTCATTTCTAAATTGGAAACTGAATATAAAAGTAAAGAAGCAGAACTAGAAGAATCAATTGAAAATTTGAAACTCGAAAATGAAAAAGCTGCTAATAACTTAGACCAATTACAAAGTAAACTAGAAGAATCAACCAAACTTACGGCAGAAGAAAAAGAAAATAATAAAAAATTACTTGGTGAAATTGATGAAAAGCAAAACGAATTAGATAAACAATTAGCAGATATCGAAAAAGTGAATGAAGTTATTACTAACATACACACAAATATAACTAATTTACAAACAAACCAGGAAGCTCTTACAAAGCAACATAGCAATTGTCAATCAAAAATAGCTGAATTAAATAAGCAAATAGAACAAGCCAATAGTAAAATTAACGAATTACAAAAAATTGTCGAAGGTAAAACGAGTGTTCTTAATGCAAATGATGATGATAATTTTGGAGTAGATATTACCGGCGTCGCGCCTGAACCAGTTTTGTATACAGAACCTACTTTGGTTAAAGGTCAAAATGGTGAAACTAAAATACAATTAAAAGATAAACTTAATAATAAAATTATTGATTTTCCTTACGACGCAGAAACAGGACTTCCTAAAAATGATGTAGACGGAAGCATAACCGGTTTTATTACTAAATGGAGCAAAACAACTCGACAAGACGGTTCTACTGTTTATACGAAAGAATCTGTCAAAAAAAATAATAAAACTAATAAAATTGAAAAAAATTTCACTGTAAAGGGCGGTAGAAAGCGCAAAGCATCAAAAACTATTAAAAACACAATAAAAAAACACGTATCCAATAAACGTAATACGAAAAGAAAGAATAAACTCCACAAGAAACAAACATATAGGCGATAAATCAAACATAAATAATTCTATGCACTAATAAACTCCATAATTTGTTGTATCCATTGATTTCCACAGTCAGAATCGTCTCCATCCATATAGGTAGCATTTTGATTTGTTTTTAAATGTAATATAGGCGTAGGCGAGTTCAATAACCAGTCATCGTGGTATTTCTTGCATTTCGCAAGATATACCAATTCTATTTCAGATTCTCCAGAACGCGCCCTTTTCGCAATTCGCTCAGAGCAAACTTCAGGGTCAGCATCGATATATACACAACGGTCAATGGGAAATCCGCCAGTAAACTCATCATAAATCAAATTATATATCTGAAAACACACTTTACTTATAATACCGTCATCGAACAACATTTTAGCGAAAATATTACGGTCGGCGTGTAAAGACCGTTCGCAAATGATGATTGAACATTGCGGGTTCTCTTCAATTGTTTTTCTTAACAAAGAAATACGGGTTATATATGCCATCTGTTGAAACGCAAACGCGTGCTCCTTCGGATTCTGATAAAATAAGTTCAACATTTTCGTCCCATTTTCGTCGCATATATTCTCCCAAATATCGACAGGTTCTTGCACAAATACGACGTCTAATCTGTCGGCATATTTTTCTTTCATCTTTGCTATAATACTACTTTTACCTGCCCCGATATTTCCCTCAATAGTTGCCAATAATGGTTTCGAAATATATGCAGACATTGTTGTGTACAAACAGGCTTTGTGTACGATTAATAATACGGTCAATATAATGATATGCTCAATATATATTTGTATGTGTTTATAATCAATTTTTTGCTCGGGTTATTCAAAAAGTATTATATATTACCATAATATAAGAAATGAAAACTAAAATAATACTAACAGTGGGCATTTGTATTATAATTTTGGCCGTTATATGTTTTTTTATCTTTATGATTTATGAAAAAGACCCAGAATTATATATCCATACTATTATAAAAACCAAACAAACTATCAATCTCCCATATAAACCGCCAAGTTCTCCAAAAACATCAGTTGTTCCTATGAAATTATTTCAAACGTGGCACAGCAAAGAACTACCACCAAAAATGCGGGAGACAATTGAGACTATTCAAAGAAATAATCCGGAATTGGAATATTTTTTGTTCGATAATAACGACTGTATCAATTTTATTAAAGCCCATTTTTCAGATGATGTGGTCGATGCTTATAATATACTATTACCAGGTGCTTACAAGGCGGATTTATGGAGGTATTGTGTTATGTATGTACACGGGGGTGTTTATTTAGATGTGAAATACCAATGTATAGATGGATTCAAGTTTATTGATATAATGGATAGAGAACATTTTGTGTTAGAGAGACCGTATTTTTGGAAACCCGGAACATATGGTATTTATAATGCGCTGATTATTGCAAAACCGGGAAACCCATTGTTTATGGATGCTATTCAAAATATTGTACGCAACGCTCAAATAGGTTATTATGGATTCAACTCATTATATCCAACCGGACCAGGACTTTTAGGAGAACTTTATTTTGGAAATATAAACGACAACGCGAGTATGCTCGATAATTTTGATTTAGTATTTAATATGATTGATGGAGAAGATGTTATTATTTATAAAAATAAAATAATTTTACAGTCCTATCCGGAATATAGAATGGAACAGCGGAAAACGCAACAAAATAAACATTATACGCAACTATGGCAACAACGGAGTATTTATACTTATTAGTAGTGGACTTGTCGTACAAATGTAATATAAACTATATATATTATATTATCCAGAGAGATGGACTATTTGAAACCAATGGATGGACTCTATACCATTTACACTAGATCTGGATGTTCATATTGCAAAATGGTTATGGAATTATTGAAACACGAGGACCCCAAGGTTGACGAAATCTGCTGTGATGAATATATTGCATATTCAAAACCCAGGTTTTTTCAATTCATCAAACAGCTTATAGGCAAAGAACATAATACTTTTCCTATTGTATTTTTATACGGAGAATACGTTGGGGGATATACAGAAACAAAGGCATTCCTGAAGTATTTAGCTTCCTTGCCTCAATCCTAGGCATTCTAATAGCCTATTTTAGGAACATCGAATTGTTTAGGATATCTATATTTCAATATATCCAATTCTTTTGCAGTTGTTGGAAACTCGTTATTACCATATACATCTTGCAATAACAACCATTCGAATAGACCGCCGCAATAAATATAGACATTTGTGAATCCGAGAGAACATAATTGTTTGTATTTTTTATCTACAGTACTGTCCGACGAGTTCCTTCCATACAAAATAATACAACATTTTCGCATTTGAAATTGCGCGATTTTTTCATTAATGGTAGTTTCTTCTACCATACAAGGCAATGTATTTTTAATGAGACAGCTTTGTTCTGATGCAGGTAGTGTATTGATTATTAGATAATGTGATGGATGGTCTATAGCATATTTAACGTCTTCAAACCCGATTTTGCACACGGGTTTTTCAAACCATCCGGATAACATATACATAACTACTATTATTATGTATATATTTCTTCAGTTTTATGTATTTTTCTACAGAAAATTGAAAATATCAATAAACAAAATGAATTGAACATAACTATTCTTGTATTATTATCAATATTTACCCTCTCAGTCTACTTACTCTAAATCTCACTATATACTCACAACAATGGACTTAACTCAATCAAAACTCTCTCGTGCTGAATGGAACAGTATCGAAATATCTGTTCCTGAAGATGAACTATTCATATTAAAAATGATTAATGAAGGCAGTGTCAATGTCAATATCAAGTCGAACAGGCATCTATCTATTATACAGTTTATGAAGTTAGAAAAAACGGCATCCAATGAAACGTGTATCTATGAAAAATATTTTAAGCAGATTATCGAAAGCATTGTAGGTAAGTATACGGCATTATCCGGTATAACTCCATCTGCGATCCCAGCTATATTGACAAAGGATAGTAAGGCGCTAAAGCGCGGGGATTCTATTCGCATTGAAAATATGGATATAGCAACAAGTCGCGTCAAAATCTTCGAATATACCTTATTGGATTTTTGCGAACGGTTGTTGGAAAAACTAGTGCTCTTAGAACCCACGTATAAAGCTCCTAAAAAAGAAAAATCGTCGAAAAAATCGGTTTCAAGTTCAGCATCGGTCTCGGCTAATCCGGTTATCATCGATAAACCATTTGTATATTACTTGTACTCGCTCATCCAATTCCAGACAGTTTCTATAGAACACATTAATCCATTTGTAGCCCAATTTGTAGATGGTGTAATTAAATATGCAAAAACTAAGACTACTATTGCGGACGTGGTTCATAGTGCACACCAAATCATCGAGCAAAATCCATATTTGCTAAAATATGAGGATCTATGTCTATACTCGCATCAAAAGGAATTGTTCTCTATATTCAATCGCAATAAAACCCCTAAATTAGTATTGTATATGGCACCTACTGGAACGGGTAAAACAATGTCGCCTATAGGACTATCCAATAGCCACCGGGTCATATTCGTTTGTGTGGCTAGACACGTAGGACTGGCTTTAGCGAAGAGTGCTATATCCATAGAAAAAAAGATTGCATTCGCATTCGGTTGTGAAACCGCGTCCGATATTCGCCTCCATTATTTCGCTGCAACTGACTATACAATCAACCGGCGTTCAGGTGGTATAGGTAAAGTTGATAACAGTATTGGCGATAAAGTGGAAATTATGATTTGCGACGTCAAGTCGTATTTAGTTGCAATGCAATATATGTTGGCGTTTAATCAGGAGTCGCGGATTGTTACATACTGGGATGAACCAACTATTACTATGGATTATGAAACGCACGAATTACACGAACAAATCCACCGAAATTGGACCGAAAACCGGATTTCCAAATTGGTTCTTTCGTGTGCAACTTTGCCTAAAGAAAACGAAATGACGGCAACTACAATGGATTTTAGGGCGAGGTTTTATGATGCTGACGTATTTACTATACAGAGTTTTGATTGCAAGAAGTCGATATCGCTTCTAGGTAAAGACGGCAAACCGGCGCTTCCACATCTTCTCTTTTCGCAATATCATAAATTGCAAGACTGTGCAGTACATTGCACTGAAAACAAGTCGTTATTGCGATATTTTGATTTGAAAGAAATTATCCGATTTATCGAATATGCGAACCGGACCGAAGGTGTTATAGAAGAAATGTACAGAATGGAGAACTACTTTGATGACAATATTTGTAAAATAACGATGAACGGATTGAAAGTCTATTACTTGGATTTGCTTTCGCAAATTAACCCGGAAATGTGGCCAGCGATGTATGAGTATTTGGCTACGCCAGAGCAGGGGGCTCAGTCTAGCCATTTACGCAGTATTCGAAGCGAAGAAAATGTTCGAACTGGAAGTGCATCTATTAGTGGACAAACTATCTTCCGCCAAAGTAGCGTAGCGCAAGCGTCAGCGCAAGCGTCAGCGCAATCGTCAGTACCCACAGTAAATCAACAAGCAGGGATATTGCTAACTACGACCGATGCACATACATTGACAGATGGACCCACGATTTATTTAGCCGAAGATATACAAAAAGTCGGTGCATTCTTAATTCATCAAACCAAAATCCCGGAACGTATATTGACAAGTATGTTGGAAAAAATCGAGCGAAATAATGTATATCAAAAGAAACTCGATGCTATGGAAAAACTATTGGAAGATAAATTGGGCAAAGATATGGATAAATCGAAAAAGATGGAACGTGAGAACTTTAGCAGTGAAGTAAAAACGCTAAAAACGGAAGTGGAAGAATTACGTAGCCAAATCAAAGTAGTTAGTATGGATAAAGTCTATTTGCCCAATACACCACAGCATCAACAGTTATGGCTACCGACTAGTATGGACCCTGTCAAGAATGCGTTCGTTCCGGATATAGATGAACAAACTGTCAAGGAAATTATGATGTTAGATGTGGACACAAACAAGAAACTCTTATTGATATTGGGAGTAGGAACATTTGATGTTGCCAACCCGCCGCAATATATGGAAGTTATGAAACGACTGGCTATTAATCAAAAGCTGTTTATCATTATAGCATCATCAGATTACATCTATGGAACAAACTATCAATTCTGCCACGGGTTTGTGGGCCGCGATTTACAAAATATGACACAACAGAAAATTATTCAAGCAATGGGACGTATTGGCCGCAATAAAATACAACAGGAGTATACAGTACGTTTCCGAGATGACGATATAATGAAATCTATATTCTTACCTCCTTTACAAAACCGGGAAGCCGAAATAATGTCTCAACTATTTTCGTCATAAATATTGGCGTGTTCTCTGTAAATATTATATAACTCTCTATAACATATTCATAAAAATATCATTTTTATTGTTCTAAATAACAATTATATTTCAATTAAAACAAAAGATATAAACATACACCGCATACATATATATTATCTAACTTTCATAATGGGAAAACAAATAAAAAAACTCAAGACTCCCTTTGTGAGTATTTGTACTCCTACATTTAATCGCCGGCCATTTATACCAATGATTGTCAAATGTTTTTTAAATCAAACATATCCAAAAGACCGTATGGAATGGATAATTATAGATGATGGAACAGACAAAATAGGCGATCTTATTAAGAGCTATAATATACCACAAATCAAATACATTGAACTTCCTACTAAAATAACTTTAGGAGAAAAACGCAATATGTTGCACAAACATGCGACTGGGTCAATTATAGTATATATGGATGACGACGATTATTATCCGCCGGAAAGAGTATCTCACGCAGTTGAAACATTGCAGGCAAACCCTGGAGCAATGATAGTTGGCTCGAGTGAGATGTATATCTATTTCAAACACATTAATAAAATGTATCAGAGCGGTCCATTTGCACCAAATCACGCAACTGCGGCTACATTTGCGTTTCGCGCAGAATTATTGAAAGACACGAAATATGATGATCATGCTTCCTTGGCAGAAGAAAAGTTTTTCCTAAAGAACTATACGGTTCCTATGGCTCAATTAGACCCAATGAAAACTATATTAGTATTTTCCCACGATCAAAATAGTTTTGATAAAAAAAAACTTTTGGAAACCGGACAAAATCCTACATTCAAAGAATCGACTAAAACAGTTCCAATGTTTATTCGAACCAAGGATGAAAAACCGATTTTAGATTTTTTCCTGAAGGATATAGAAATGAAATTGAAAATGTATGAACCAGGCGACTCAAAAAATAAACCAGATGTATTAAAACAATTAAAAAATATAGATGAAGAAAGGGCTAAACAAATGCAAGAAATGATGCAGTCGGGACAACTACCTCCTCCGAAAATTATACTTCAACGACCCGGAGAACCTCCCATCGAATTATCTCCAGAAGATATAGTCAAACTATTACAAGACCAACAAGAACATATAAGAAAATTGACAGAAACAATCCAAATGCAAGAAGCAAAAATACATGAATTAACAGTGCAAATACAAGGTTTTTCATCGAAAACACAACCTTCGGTTGTTCCAGGCGTAGAGCGTTTTTTTACGCCTAAATCGGCGAATCCATTTTTATTAGATTCGCCATTTCAGTCAATTCATTCATCTCCACCACAAGCAATACAAATATCAAAAGGAAAAACCGATCCTGAAGTATTTGTTCCCTTAAACTAGATACAAGCTAATCAATAACATATAATAAATATATCTGTATTATATATTATATGTATCTCGAAGTAATAAGTAAAATACTTTCCGAATCATTACTTAGTTTATATCCAGTATTTGTTAAAAATATAGACCTACCTCTCCATTTGCAATTATGGAGTAGGTTTATAACATATATTGTTATAACTGGGTTTTTCGTTGATTGGGGATTTATTGCTAAATCTATGTTCTCCAAAAACGGATTATTACTTTCTTTTATAACAATCATTCACGTATATACTTCCTATAGAGGGTTCCAATTACTGGAAAGTGGTATAGCATATTCACTGTTTTATACTTATCCTCTGATGATTTTATTGTTTGCAGGAGAACCTATCAATGCGCTTATGTTTTTAGCCATAATTGGTGTAATATTATTGACTAATGATTTTTCTAAATATTTTGAAAGTTCTCCTAAATCAACATTAAAAGAAGGTATCCAAGAAGAATCCGATAAACAACCGGAAACTAATGCGCCGACCCCTATGTTTCCATATGAAGGATATGTTATGATTGCATTAGCTGCAGCAACTGAAGCCATTATTTATTTCATTGTTAGAGCTATACAGACTACAAACAATTGGAACCACCTGTTTTTATCTTATTTTGCGGGAACTTTCTTGTTCTCCTTTATTGGAATACAAGATATTGCTAAAATAACGTTAACCAGTACACTTTCTATTTCTCTATTCATCAATGCCATAATTGGATTGTGTGGATATTTGCTAAGGTTTTATGCAGCCACCCGATTATCTCCTTCAATATACGCTCCATTATCTTATGTGGGTATTATTATGGCATATGTATATGGATTTGCGTTCAACCGAGAACAAATTACTATACAAAAAGTTATAGGCACAATATGTATTTTAGCGGCGATTTTTCAGAGGAAAATGTAAAGTGCCCGGGGCGGAGCCCCGGGGCCTGGCCCCCCCCGGGCCGTAGGTACAAACAAAAACTAAATACATCTACAACACATATATAACGTCTTCATAATAGGTCTGGCTCTTCTTCATCTTCTTCGACTGATTCCTTTTTCACATTTTTGTCTAAATACCGGTACATTCGTTTAATATCCAGTTTATTGATACCATATGTTTCAAACAGTTTTTCTATTTCATTAATTTTATCGTATTCATTCAAGAAATTGGCGCCATAAAAGAGACGTAATTCCTGAAAAAAAGAAATCAAATCTTTTTTATCCATATCCAATGTTTGTGTTAGTCCAAAAATAAAGAGTGAGTTATTGTATTCCGTGGAATATTTAGTGAGAACTTTGGTAAACCGGATTTCTGCAGATTGATTCGGAACTATAGTATGATGAAATTGGTCGTGATACATTTTATTATTATGGAATGTTTTTATCATAGAACTCATTTCGTTAAATTGCCATATCTGGTTTTGAAATGTTATACGATCAATATAATCCGCAAAACACATATTGTCCAATATTTTCAGATAAAAAGGGAAAGATGTTCGTGTATCTATTTTAGCTAAATGGTCGACAATGTTCTCGTGCCATAGAAGTGCAACTATTGTCCGATCGGTTTCATTCATCGATACATTATGCTGTTCAATTGGTATATAGTCATTTAAAAGCACTTGGGTTATTTTCTTCGAATCTTCATTAAACGATTTCGTATGAAATATATGGGCTATGGTTTCCTTATTAAGTATTTCAGGTTTTAGGCGATATATATCCTCAACGAAAAATAGTTTACGCATATCACCCTGAATATACCGGACTATATCGGGTTTAAGAGAACTTTCCAATTGGGGCAAATGATTATCCAATATAGTAGATATTTGTGTGGGTGTTGCAGTCTTCAATTCATATGTATTACATACTTTCATCAATTCTTTGATTTTTTTGTCAACAAAATAATTACCAATACAAATAATCGGATTTAGCGTCATACTTTCGGCCTTTTGTTTTTTCGTCTTTTTTTGGCGAATTAGTTTGATGAGCGATGTTATACCACCCTTATCTCCATTGTTCATCCCATCTATTTCATCCATAACAATGGCTATTTTTTTGCGTGTTCTGGACATCATTTGGAGAACATTTTGATTACTCATATTATTACTGGTTATAGTGTCTATTAACGATTTATTGCGAATATCTCCGGCGTCGTATTTGATGATGTCATAATTGAGTTCATTTAAGATTTCTATAACAAAATGCGTTTTTCCACAACCTGGAGAACCATATACATAAAAACCTTTTTTATAGTTTATGTTTTTACAGTTCTCCTCAAACGATAGGAGATTCAGTTTCATTTCATTCGCAATAGATTCTCTATCCAAAATAGTGTTTATTGTTTGGGACATATTATTATGATGTTCGTACTTATTTTTATGCTAGTTTGAACGAATAGGATATTTGTATGAATAGTCATTATGGAAACCAAATAAAGATAATTTTATGCAAATAGGTTATATGTCTACTAAAACCGATAAACCTATTTATAGTAAACCCATTTATGGTAAACCTATTTACGGTAAACCCATTCAAGCTATTGCTGTTTTTGACGTAAAGAAAATAAAAGGTACAGTAATTTTTACCGAAGATTTGGAGAACAATACTGTTATAATTGATATAAATGTTGAGGGTCTAAAGAAAAATGGATTGCACGGGTTTCACGTGCACGAATCGGGTGATTTAACGAGCCAATGCGATAGTATGTGTGCTCATTTCAATCCTTTTGGAAAAACTCACGGATGTCCCGGAATGAAGAATCGCCACGTAGGCGATTTAGGAAACTTGCATACAGATTCAAATGGTATAGCACGATATAGAATAACTGATAATGTTATCAAACTCCGTGGATCAAAGGCAAATATTATTGGACGTGGTCTAATTATACACGCTGATGAAGATGATTGTGGCAGAGGAACTGCTGAAACTAGTTTAACTACTGGTAATTCGGGAGCACGAATTGCGTGTGCTATTATTGGGTATTCAAAAAATAATTTTTTGTAGACCAATAAATATAAACATTGCATACTACAATCAATTATACATAAAAATATGCCATTTATTAGCTTTTTCTATAAAATAAATAACGATCCTACGAAATATTATGGTAAATAATGTTTTGATAGTATTTCAGACGACCACGAAGGATTAGATTTAGAAGTAAAATATGTATTGAAAACCGGGTTAAACCGAAATAGAGTAAAAAACAAGCAACCAATTTTTAATTCAAACGATATTTATGTAGGAGTATTATCGTTTTCTATAAATGAATGCATACCGACGCATTCGAGTAATGACGAAAAACCGGGTTTTGATTTTTATTGCGAGTATATCAACGGTATTATGAAATTATATGTGGGAAATAATATATTTTTTGACTAAGTTTGTCATTACAATATGTAAAATATATAGTATAATTATTGTATTACACTATATATGTTTGTATGTACTTATATGTACATGTATTACACCTGTTTATTTTTTGAATGCACTAAAGTCGGCAGTAATTGGGATATATGTGGAGCCCTTATTTGGTAATGCGCCATAGTACGAATAGTTATCTATTGGTGGAGAACCACGCGAAAACCCGGGGGCACTATAACCGCTTTCAGATCCATATGGAGTATTCAATCCACCATAATATGCACCAGCTCCGCCAATTGCATTCGTATTACTTCCACTAGTTAAGCTACCAACTATATTTCCAGTTGTACTCAATGTTTGACCAGCAATATTTGCGACTCCAGAACCTGCGCTTTTCAATAAATCTACTGTTCCAGATGCGCCAGATTTTACCAGATCCGTAGCACCAGATGCACCAGATTTTACCAGATCCGTAGCACCAGATACACCGGTTGTTAATAGATTTGTCGCCCCGGTTGCTCCAGATGTCAATAAATTGGATGTAGTATCAATTGTTTTGTTTATAACATTCCCGGTAGTATCAACTGTTTTGTTTATAACATTCCCGGTAGTATCAACTGTATCTGTTATTATATTACTATTTGAATCTTTTTTGACAGAACTGCTACTTCCACTATCAATACTACTTGCGGTAGATGCGCAAGTTGCAGTGGGGCAAGCTGGACATACTGGAGGAACTATCTGAGTTTTCAATAAATAATTATTGGAATATTGCGCATTTGTACCAGGGCCGGCACTATTCCAATACCAATACCATTTATAATAATCCGATATGGCAGATGGGTCTACAGTAGGACCGGGGGATGGAGGGCTTGAATGAGTTGAAATTATGGAAGTATTTCCATCATCACCTTCTCCATTACTACCAATTGCAGTTGATGTATTGAATCTAATCGATTTTAAGACATTAAAACGTCCGGCTGCGTCTTTTTGTAAAAGCAAAATAACGGTTTTGTTCTGTGAAGGAATATAGACAATTTGTGTGGTATTTGTTGCATTGTTTGCGATCCAAGAAGCAGACACTGAACCAGAAATAGTGGTTGATATGACAGAATCATCGGGGGCAGTTGAATATGTAGTTTGTTTTCCTGATCTGTCATACACAATAATCGCATTAGTTGAATTAACAACTACATTGCCAGAATTAATATCATACTTGATATCAGAAGTCAATTGATATACTTGACGTTTGGCACTATATAATGGTTCAGTTACTGAGGTACCGTTTTGAGCAGATGTATCAGAATTAGCAGGAACAGTCAAATTAATAACATTATTTGTATAATACACTGCAGACATATTAGCAGACATATCTGAAGGAATATAATAACTATACAAATTGAGGGGTTTAAACGATGCTATAGCTGAAGAACTTGGACTAGTTGTTAATTGTATTCCGTGAATATAAGTATCGGTTCCCCAAGGAATGTAGAATAATTGATATTTAGCAGTCGTAGTACAAGCGCTGGTGAAAAAAGGGACAGATTTGTATGTATTAGTTATACTAGATATTTTACTCTCATCACTTTCTTGAACATTTGTGCTAGTAACCTGATGATTAGTTCTAGTTCCATCTCTAGTTTGAACGTTAATGGCTGTAATAGACGAACCTGTTAAATCCACATTGCCTTTATAAACCGTATAAGTGGTTGCATCTATATTTCCAGTAAACTCAGACGAAACAACTTCTACTATATTTATGTTTTTTCTATCGATAAACAAATTATCATACAATTTCACAATAGGACGACTTGAATATGCCGGAATTGCCGTTTCTGTTTGTGGAACCACATTTGTTTTGAATTGGACAAATCCCTCTTTTTCAGAAGATGAGATCGGGTTCTTCAAAGTACTTACAGCTATAACTAAAACTACCAATATCAACAAAAATAATAAAAGGGGTGTTAGTTTCATATTCATAAATACTATATATATAATAAAGACGAAAATGTGGTAAAAAATTGAAAAAAGAACCCGGATAAAGTATATAGTATTACCTGTATTTTGAAATGTCTAAACTCCCTTGTCTTGCAAAAATATGCGATGAAATTAATCGTTTTGAAATTGGTATAGATGAAGCTGGTAGAGGTCCATTATTTGGAAGATTATATGTAGCCGCAGCCGTATTGCCTAAAGATAATACATTTCAACACGAAAAAATGCGCGATTCTAAAACAATTAAATCGCGCAAAAAGATACAAGAACTGGCGCAATATATTAAAGAAAATGCGATTGCTTGGCACATACATTACGTAGATGCTAGTGTAATAGACACTATTAATATTCGTCAGGCGGTATTAATGGCTATGCACGAATGTGCGAAACAAGTTATTACCCAATTACAATCAATTCAGATTGATGAACCAGCATCAGAAGACCCGCCCATTTACGAGCGCGAATATATGTTATTGGTGGATGGAAATGATTTTACGCCACACATGATATATGACGAAACATTACAATCATTAAGAGAAATACAGCATGAAACAGTAGAGGGCGGTGATAACAAATATACTTGTATAGCAGCTGCAAGTATATTGGCAAAAAATGAAAGGGACACATATATGGAAGAATTATGTTATACATATCCTACTCTTAATGAACGATATGGATTGGCTAAAAATATGGGCTACGGAACAAAAATGCATCGCGACGGAATCGCCCAATATGGTATAACACAATGGCATAGGAAAACATACGGAATATGTAAAACGGCTGATATCAACATTATACAGTAATAAGCATATCTTTAATTGAATCTAAATCAACCGTCATATATTTTGTTTCGCAATCCATCAAACTATATCCAATTAATAAAACGTCTAAATCTTCTAAATAAACAAATCCTAATGAATATTCTACCTTTTTCTTTTCAAATGTAAATAGGGGAGTATATTTCTTTGGAATATATGTCTCAGCATCTACTACTACGAACATTTGATAATAATATCTACGGTCTTCATAACTCACTGTATGACAGAGAAACCATATTTCATTTCCAATACGAACACCATTAGTGGAACCGCGCAAATGTTTGAATGACCGTGGGGTAGGATGTTCTCGAATTGTTTCAAAAAGTGTGGGGTGTTCATCCGTTGGATTTCCTTTAACTATTTTTCCAATTGTCAATGGAAACCACTTATAAATACAATAAATGGTGTCGTCTTTGTGTTCTATTATTACCCAGTTTTTCTCTATATCTGAAGACCCCAATTTTTGCAATAAAACGGAGTTCTCCGTAGATTTAGCAGATTTCGAAATTTGGCCGTGTTCTACACGGATTACATTATAGTTTATTCCTCGGTTGCAATTATAAAAAATGGTTCCGTCGTTTTCGTATAATCGTACGTCTTCTAATCCGACATATATATTGTCTAAAACAGTATTGTAATTCAACAAAAACTCGGGTTCTTCTTCTATTTTCTCCAATTTATTGGACGAATTATTTAGGCGAAATGTAGAAACCACATTCTTTGTTATTATTTGACTTTTATTGACATATCCACCGTTTTCGTCAATTCTGTAATTCACAAAACGTTTCAATACAGTTAGTATATCTCCACCCGGGGCATTTAGGCATAGTGTAGGAGTAGTAGGATACATTTCATTTAAATCCGCATTTAGCGTATCTCCAATAGTTTGGAGAACCGATATATCCAATGCATCAACACTTTCATCGCATAATGCAGGTGTATAAAACTTGTAATTGCTCAATACATTTTGTACGGCGTTTTCATTTATATTGGGATGATTTATTACTGTCATACAACATTTAGGCATATTGTAGTTCTCCGGATTTGTGTAATATCCAATAATAGATAATTCAAAATCCAATTTGTACTCATATGAATCTTTGTCCGTAAATAAATAATCTATATTGGGATATGTCTTGCGCGATTTATCAGCTAATAAATAAAAAGCATATGCCAAATTGTTTTTACCATTTTCGCGGTAATATTTAATAATTTCACACAAGTTCTCCACCCGGTTGGGGAAAACATTATATGCTTCCATCCAAGCTTCAATCGCCTCTGTCATATTACCCATATTCTCATAACATTTTCCAATGCGATAGTAGCTATACCAGATTTCTTCGTGCCACCCACCAATTTCCACGCGTTTTCGGTACATTTCTAGTGCTGAATGAAACTGTCCAGCATCGTGGTAAGTATTGGCTAAATAAAATGTGTATCGGTCGTTATTCGGCAGTTCCTTTAGCCCATTTTTAAGTAGTTCTACATCTCTCGCAAACTTATTGGCTTTAGAACCACCATCGCCTATATCATTTATAAACGCAACATCTCTATCTATATTGCCTTGTGTAGAACTATTTGGCAAAGATACATATTCGTGTGTAACACCCCAATAAGTTATACCTTTACGGTTTTTCACTATACGCATATTTTTGTAATAGAATGAATCGGAACCCTGGAATATAGTGTATGCATCGTTTTTCAACATATATTTGAACACACTTGGAGAAATTGCAGGATTTAGTTGAAATATCATGTCTGCATCCAACAATAACATATAATCCACATTTTCCATATCGATACATGCATTTAGTGCAAATGTGCGATTATAACCAAAGTCTCTAAAGGGTTCTCTAACAATTTTACCGGTAATTCCTGCTTTATTAAAAAAACTGGTTATAATTTCCACAGTATCATCTGTGCTACCTGTATCACAAATGCAATATGTATCTATTACCGATACTACCGATTGCAATAATCGTTCTATAATACGACTTTCGTTTTTAACAATCATATTTAGACATAAAGTTGGTTGATGTTTGGACATAGTAAAAGTAATAGAAGAGTCGTCAACTACTGGTTTAGGCATATTCGTACTTATCAGTTATATATCAAATTGTTTATATTCATTTGTTAATTTTATTTTTTAACTATAATATAACTATATATCTATTATGTCATTTACACGTTTTCACGATGACCCTGCTCGTATTAAATACGGTTTAGAAATTAGCACATATTCCGGAAGATATGCATTAGATACCCCAGGACCTGGAGTAAACCTGCCATATTTAGAAGATTCGCAAATACGTATGGAGAAATGGGGAGCCAATTTAATGACAAACCCTGTAAATATAGAAAGTGATTTGCGCGGATTAACTCGCCATCTTAATAGAGACAATATAGAATTAAACAATTATGTTAATAGAGCTGTCGAAACAAGCCGAAAAACATATGAAAAGATACAACCTTTTGTAGATGAATCTCGGGCAAGCCATCCCGCCTGGATGTATAGAGATTTAGAACAAACACGTTGGGAAGTACCTTTTATTAATCCGTTAGTAAATGTAGAAAAGAAGTTCCACGACAACATACAAACTCGTATATTAGAAAAAGATTATTATGTCCCTTCCATACCACAACCAATGAACTCTGTGTCTTCATATCAATTCAGGTAAACATTTTCCTACATAAGCTTGTGTTCTCCAACAAGACCAACTATAGACATACCATTTCCATTATCATATATGGCGATTATGAATTGATTAGTGTTTAGTATAATAATATTATATAGAATATATATAATATTATAGATAATGGAACTTGCAATACCTTTAGTAGCTTTAGGATCATTATATGTTATGAATAACCAACATAAAAAATCAAATGAAAGTTTTCGTAATATTACTAATGAATTGCCAAATACAAATATTCCTAATAAAAATTATCCCGATGAATATCCTTTAGTTGTTCCAGAACTCGAAAAAACATCTAAATTATCCACCGTAAATAGCTATGACTCGCAAGGCGCTTATACTGACAAATATTTCAATCCGGCATCAAATCAACAATATGCATCTGATACGACAATGCCATCCAATGCGCCCGTATCAGGTAGCTATTACTCACTTACTGGACAAAAAGTAGACAGTAGCTATTACACACATAACAATATGGTTCCTTATTTTGGCGGTAGTATTCGAAGCCGCAATGTAGACGTGAATTCGAATGAGAGTGTATTGGACAATATGTCGGGGGCAGGTTCTCAAACTATCATAAAAAAGGAACAGGCGCCTCTTTTCACACCTTCGGAGAACTATCAATGGGCTCACGGAGCACCAAATCAAACGGATTTTATGCAATCCCGGGTTAATGTAGGAATGCGTATGGCAAATGTAAAACCGTTTGCAGAAGAACGCGTCGCACCGGGTCTAGGATTGGGATATACAAACGAGGGTTCTCTTGGATTCAATTCTGGTATGGCAATGCGTGATCAATGGCTCCCTAAAACTGCCGACCAAATGCGCGTGAACAATAAACAAAAAGCAACCGGGCTTATGCAATTTGGATACGAAGGTCCTGCGGCGAGTCAAGTAAAGAATATAGGATCTATTGGTGTTATGGAAAAAAATCGACCAGATACACATTTTGATATGGGGCCGGAACGATATTTGACAACTACCGGAGTAGGTAAAGGGGTATCTTTACGTTCAATGCCGATTGATCGCGCAGTGTCTCGACCCGAAACCGCTATAGAATATGCCGGAGGTGCTGGGTTCTCCAATCCTGCCGCCTATGTTCCTGGTGAATATATGCCATCGCATAATATCAATTTGGGGGCAGTTCCTACACCATCAGTATCTGCAGTTGGACGTAATTGGGCTCACGACGCTGAATACGGAATGAAATCCACCAAAGCTTACAATAACAATCGCACGGCAAATAACCAAAATGGCGGATATTTTGGTGCTATAGGAGGTGCCATTGGAGCAGCTGTTGCCCCAGTTATGGATATAATCAGACCATCGCGAAAAGAAAATACAGTTGGCAATTTGCGTCCTTACCAGAATGCTAAATCCGCGGTTTCGGAATCGTATATTTTCAATCCAGCCGACCGTCCAGGAACTACTATTCGTGAAACTACGGAGAACTCCAAGTTCCATTTAAATGTAAATGCCGGTCAAAATGGTGGTGCTTATCAAGTAGCCGAACAACAAGCTATACAAAATGCTCGTCAAACAACGGGAGATTTTTATTACGCCGGCGTTGCCGGGGCCGGGGCGGACCGCCGAGGTGCGCGAACATATGATGCCGAATATAAACAGCGCAATAACGATGTAAAATCATCCACGATTGATGGTCGTATGGTTCCTGGAAATATGTCTTTAATGAATGGAGATATTAATATGAGACAAGTTGATCGCGATAGTTATCTCATTAATAATCGCGCTGTTGCTCCTACTATGCCATACCAAACTCCGGATATAGCCAATATAGGGCGATTAGCTGGTAGTCAGGGGTCTAGTTTATATCAAAATATTCAATTAGACCGTAATTCTCCTGAAGTTTTATCGGCACTTTCCGGTAATCCATTTGCTTTGAGTGTTACTAGGGGAGTGTAATGTCTCTCATTTATTTTATAAAATATTTAGTCGTTTTTATTTTAAACTAAATATTTAGTTATTTTAGTGGAATGCTATTATTTTTATTTCACGTAGTATGCTACGATGTCTGGTTTTATGCAATACACATTGTATTACACAACAAGGACTTTTATGTTATACATAAATTACATCACGAAAAACAGCACAACGAACTGACGTACACTGATACACATGTGGGGCATTATTTAGATAACTTGGTAGAACCGTTGGGTATATTTATACCCTTTTTTGTGGTCGATAGTTCTCTTGTAGCATTTTTGTCCGCCAGCATTTTTATAGGTATCCGGGGATGTATGCGACACGATAATCGGTGTTCTTGGTTGGTTGGAAATCATCATCTATTGCATCATAAATATAGGCGATACAACTATGGCGAGTATTGGATTGATACATTATGTGGAACAAAATATCCGGGGGAGGATGAATATGTTTATGGGTGTATATATCTATAATAAAAAGCAATATATTGAAATGTATGGGAACTTCTCACATATACTCAACATCAAAATTGATAGTCGTTTAAGTAAAGATGAAAAGAACCAAATTCTGTTAGATATACACGGTGTAATAAGCGAAAAAGATATTACAAAAAATATTTCAAACGCGAATATTAGTGTTAAATGGAGAACTATCGATTTCTACCATTATTTTACGGATGGGAATGGTATTCTTTCAGATAAAGGAATTTACGCGCACACTAAATTATTATTAAATGACATCAAAAAAATTAGAAATAGTGACAAGTTCGATATTATTATTAGCAAACCGCTTACAAAATCTATTTGTATAATGTAAAATACTGTCAAGTTATGTCTTCAAATGTGTACCTATGTACTGTAAAATAGGGACGGTATAGGGGTCGATAAGTTTTCTCAATCGTTCAATGTAGCTTTGTATTACATCTATAAAGGAGAACGTAAAAATATATACTCCCGCAGAATAACATATTTTTCTATCCAAATCCGTGAATTGTATTTTGTTTTTTCTATAACTATTGAATCGATATATCAAAAATAAGGAGAATAATATTTTAATAAAAAAGTTTATGGCCAAAAATCCAGAGGGTTCATTGGAAAAAAATCCAACAATAAATAAGATTATCACAATGTTTGATATATATCCAAAATAATGAATAAAAAAAGTTGCGTTGTCATAAAAAAACGGATTATCTACCAACCAATCTGACATAGTATATATATTTAGCTATATATTATACAAATTAAAAACATATAAACGTATACTGTTTATGTATTGTATATAACACACCAATAAATGTTATTTAGTATATTATTATTTAGTTGTATTTTTACACACGGATATTCTATTACAGAAACTGTAAGTTATTTGGATATATCCAAATATGTTGGACACTGGTATCAAATGTACGGCGCACCTTTCGATTATACTTTCCAAGGATATGGGAAATGTATTACCGCAGATTATGGAGTATTATCCGCCGGAAATGTCAGTGTACTCAATTCCCAAATATCTAAAAAAAATGAATTACAAACCATTGGAGGATATGCTTATTATGAGTATAAAAATCAACCAGGAAAACTTACTGTGCATTTAGATGGAACGCCTAAAGATTTTCCTTATTGGGTAGTAAAGCTAGGCGAAGTCGTAGATGGTCAATATCAATATAGTGTTATAACTACTCCATCAGAATTTGCTATGTGGGTTTTAGCAAGAGATATTGACACATTTTCGAAAAAATATGATGATGAAGTTCGCCAATACTTAGATTTGAATAATTTCACCTATGTTCCGATTCAACAAACCAGATGTTTAGAAGATTTTATGGTTGCAAGTAGTTTCTGTCATCCGTGGGGCATATAGTTTCCTTTGTGTAATACGTAGTGTGGAAACTGTAAGTTATAATTACGGGGGTGTATATTTTTGTTTATATACTATATAATTCGATGCCGTCTTCATGATTTAGAAATGAAATCTGAAAAACCCAAAATTGTTTTTCATCCTGCGCAACTTTCTAAATATCCCAAAGAATGCTTTTCATATAGCGTATTTTTGCAAAAAAATCCAGGTGCGTCCAAAAAACAACGTGTTGAAGCTATACAACGATTCTACGATAGTTTATACTGATTATTTTGCGATAATGTCCAACTAATCAGTTATTGAGTATATTGCATTTTATTGACTATATACATCAGATATATTGCAAAAGCAACCGTTGACAACCCGAAAAATCCGGCATATACATAATATTCATTTACATATGCTAAAATAGTACTCGCAACAAATATTGTAAACACCAGTATAGTTATAAATGGTATGTTGTCATATGTAGACCCAGAATTGTCGTTATCAATAATATAGGTTTGGTTTTTTGATAAATCAAATTGGATATGTTTGTCGGTATTTTTATTAGTAGTATTTTTATCAGGAGTATATTGTATACTAGGATGCATATTGCCAATAGTATAATATTATATTTTTATACAAATATTATACCGAATCAAATCATATGTCTATATCACTTTTCGAGACACTTTGACCACTTTGTAAGGAAATCAGTGCAATAGTCATAATAATAATAGCTATAATCATAACCAAGGTTGACCCCAAAATAATTTTACCTGACGACGATTTCATAGTTGAAAAAATCAAGAACGTGCTATATGACATAACAATAATATACAACAGTGCAAATAAATATTTATAAATAAGATTCAATATATTTAGTATTATTTTCTCCCATTTACCTTTAGGACATTTGTTGTCAGTGTCTTTAATAGATGCTTCGAATGCTAAATGAATGCTTTTTATTGCAGTATTCATATCACCCGGAGAATAAATCGATAATGCGAAATATGATATAACATACAAATATAATATAACGAATATACCGGCAAATCGTATCATCAAAAGTGAGAAAATTACGAGAACCAAAAACCAAAACAATGATGACAATGGACTAGCGATCGTTTCTGCTACACCCAAAATAAGACCAACTGTTCCTACTGATGCTATTCCAATGATGAGATCGTATATTATTATGCCGTATAAGAAAAAACCATAAGGAATTTTGGCATCTCCCATATATGCATATAACATATTTGCAACTGTATCTGAATAGGAACAAGTCATACCTAGAATTATTAATGTCAGAGAAATGAAAATAAACATCGGATTTGCCAATATTTTTCCTATAAAAGAAAAATCCAGTGGTCCAAGAACAAGGGTTTTAAGTGTATTTACATTTTTATAATAACCAGTTGGTATAACTAAGCGTAAAAATGAATCCAATAATATCATAGGTTGAACTAAAGATCTAAAAAATCGTATTAATAGTCCTTTTAATGAACCCATTATGTCATTTGAAAAATCAATTTTTATTGGTTGATTGTTTTCGTCTCTGTAAAACGTTATATAGAACCAATTATATGAAAAATAAATAGAGAGTGGTATCATTATCAAAAAGTGTAATACATTTACTATAACAGAAACGTCTGCTGAATTATTACTTGGTTTGCCATCTAATTTTCCATCGGTAGATTTGTATAACACAGTGGACAAATACCGCAGCAACTGAGAATAAAGCCCAGTTAATTGTTTAAAATACGATATTAATCTTCTTATATATTCTATTATATCGGGTCCATTTCCTCCGCAATCTTTATTCCATTTAGGACACCGTTGTTTATTTTGTGGCTGGGTGTCTGCATTTTTCCAATTAAATCCACTAAAATCTAGATAAAACCCGAATAATTTGTTGTATTGAGATTGTGTAATTTCTCCAGTATTCAATAATTCTTTTAATTTAGTAGTATCTAATAGTCCGGCTTTTGCATCTTTTGCCATTTCAGCATATTCTTTAGGCCCTATACGTGTTCTCATTTTATCATACTCGTATTCCGGTTTATATATACTAGTGTAATTGTCTGTATAATTACTACTAAACCCTTCAATTATGTCTTCATCTTCCTCTTCCTCTTCTTCCAATTTTTTATTTTTCTGGTTTCTCTTGGTCATACCTTTAGTCATTGGACTAATCGATTTTATCATATATTCCATACTTTTCTCCAATTCATCGAAAGCCTCGGTTATTTCTCCTGGTTCAATACTATCTTTGTCTGAAGAATTGCCCGGGTTTTTTGTTTCGTTTTTTTCATCATATATATTTTCTAATTCCTCAATATTTTTGAAGTTATTTTTCCGTTTTTTAGACATAGTGCTTTCCATTTTTTCTATGAATTGGTCAGGACTATCCGTTCTAAATGATTGTGTATTTTTTGACATATCTAATATACAACTATATATAGTTATATAGAACAAAATATAACTTATCTATCTTGCGTATAACATTCCACAATTACCTCCAATAATAGTCAATACATTATATCTCTCTTCAAACAATACCATATCATATGTATAATCAAATAATTTCCAATTTTGTTTTCGAATACCGATAATATTTCCACTATTATCGCATAGAAATCCATATTGTGTATTACTCGTTAAATCGGCGGATGCAAGTGTCGGTGTATGGGTAGTTATTTCGAGTTCTATTGATTTAAACTTGCTCATATTTATAGCTCCGGATGGTTGGTATTCAAATGGGCTCGTATTTAAACAAAAATTATAGCAATATAATCCTTCTTTTGCAAACCCCTGGGTTCTCGTATATTTTTCAATATAATCAAATATACCACGCGTCAAAATGTTTTCTCTATATTCGCCATTTAATACTACTCCCATTGTTTCCAATATATCTTTATGATTATCGGAAGAATAATCCCCACTTATGAAATACCCAGTATTAGACCCCTGTAATGGAGAATTATATAAGGGAGGATTTTTTGCAGGACCATAATATTCGCCATTCCACGATTGATATGACGATATTTGAGGAGCAAGATCAATATTTTTTGGTAGACGGTTATATGGCCAATTCGTATAATTTGTCCATTGATTTCGCATATAGGCATCATTTCTTCTGAAAAACCACATCCAGTTTGCAATCATACCATTTGAGTTTGACAATTTAACCTTTTTAGAACCAGTAACGTCATTAAACCTGTATTCATATACATCTTTTACTAAATATATTTGTTCTTGAGATGCAAATAATTCGCGCTCTTCTTTTGATAAAAAGCAATATGTGGAAATTAGATGAACATCCGACTTCCAAGTGCTGTTTTTATTACCATAATCAGATTGTCCTATATCTACGGTTGGGGGTGTTTGTAAATAACGATACATTTGAAACTCTTGCTTAGTAAAATCTGGTTGTATATAGGGGAAATTATTTGTTGGATCAAATACATCTCTTACACAAAATAGTTCTTGGATAGGTCTTATTGTAACGGTTATAACCAATTCATTGTATTGCAAAGATACTAAGGGAAATGCACAACGACTATCTAGAGTAAACCACGTATTGATTGGTATATAGAGAGTACGTCCTCGTATAGATGGTTCTGCTCCGGACGAATTTTCTGTATAAAATGCAGACGGATATACGTTTTCTCTACCCGAACAATTTGCAGGATTGTTCAATTCTGGAACGTGTCCTGTCATAGCATTGTATAATGATTTCTTTTCGGAATTGAAATCGCGTTCTACTAGTGCAGCTAAATATTCGCCGGAATATTTTTGCAAAGTAAGATTTCCGCAAGTAATAGTTACTTCCTCAATCATAACCGATCCCAGGTTCTCTATCCATTTGAAATCATAAGGTGCCCATTGTCCATTATTATTATAGTCATACCCAGAATCGTCGCCAGTAGATACTGGTCTAACTGGTGGATATATTGGACTCCATATATCTGGTATAGAAACCGATAAATATGTATCCATCAATAATTCGGCATATCTCGGTATTTTAAATGTGAAGGTAGATGAATCAGTTAAACGGAGTTCTCTTAAACCTTCATAATCAATACGAAACTTTTGTAATCCGAAATTGGTATATTTAGAATAAACGCAACGGAAAAAGGTTTTGGTAGGATTGCCGGTAAGTATTACATTCGCATTTCCAACAGATACAATATTGAATAATCCTCCTGCCATTGATTGAAATAGTATATATTATGGTTTTATTTTGTTTTTTATTAGAATACTTTTGTGAATACTTTTGTAATATAAGTATATAAGTATATGGAATTATTAAGAATATTTTTAATTATAGTCATATTAGCCATTTTTTCCTATGTTTTACATACATTATTAAATGACAGGGCTATTATTACAAAAGAAAATATGCAGACATTTGAAGGTATGAGTGTAAAAGATGAAATAAGTAAACTAATTGGTCTGAATACATCCATAACTATAGGAAATATGAATGATAAACCAAAACAATTAGGCTTGCCACTACGTGAATATTGCATAAAAGCATCATATAATTCTGCATATAGTGGGTCCACTATTAGCGATAAGATGATAAAATATGTATTATCTAGAGGATGTAGATTTTTGGATTTACAAATCCATTATTCTGACTTGGACAACCTTGCCTATGTTGCCAATATAACCGACCCTAAAATAAAAGAAATGGAGAGCGTTAATCGTGTTCCATTAGACACTATATTTAACGTTATTGGTGCAAATGCATTTATGGGTTCTCAAGGAAGTGATGGATGTCCTAATCCCAAAGACCCGTTATTTATTCATTTGCGTATTATTCCAGATAAATCTGCCAAAGTATATAATTCAGTTGCAGAGTGTATAACTAAAAACTTTTCAGATAATTATAGGTTTTTAAATAATGATGGAAAAGCAAAGATGATCGATAAATATACACGAGTTAATAGTAAAATAATGAAAAAAACTTTATTTTTGATAGATAAAACATATAATCCTGAATATGCATATTTTAGCCAAAACCTGGCAAATCTCATAAATGGCGAAACTGGCGGAAGTACATTTCAACTGCAAGATTATGGCCGAATAAAAAACAAAGTTAAAAATCCCCCTGTTATAAAAGACGATTTTCGAACAACAAATATAACAGAAGAACAAATAATAATACCGGATGTATTAGAAAAAAATCCACAACCAAGTATAATAAATATGGTTGTTAATTATGGGGTTCAAATAACTATGTATTCTTTTTATAATTCTGGTGATAGCTTGACACAGTATGAAGATTTATTCAATAACCACAAATCGGCAATTATTCCAATGGCTTATGCTATAAATTATTTAGGAAAAATGGAAACTGAACTTGCCGCTAAAAAATTGCAACTAGGTTCCTTTGTATAAGGATAAGTATACGGATAAGTATACGGATAAGTATACAAATAAAACTTTATAGTAATATTGCGATTATTGCTCGACTGCCTTAGTGTCAAAAAGATAATATATCAATATTACTATATACAAGATGGTATCCACAAAAAATAAATACAACAACCCAGAATGCGATAATTCAATGACGTTTCAAGACTGCGAATTGGCGATTTTGAGACACGCCGTTGATGAAAATGAAGCTACTTTAGGTGAAAAAATGGCAAATAGTGAAGATGTGAAAGCCATAATCAAAATATTGGAGAACTTTTTAGTTCGCAAGAAATGTATTTGTTATGGTGGAACTGCAATAAATAATATTTTGCCTAAATATGCACAATTTTACAATCGCGATATTGAAATACCTGACTATGACTTTTTTTCAAATAATGCATTAGATGACGCAAAAGAATTGGCCGACATTTATTATGCGGCTGGTTATAAAGAAGTAGAAGCGAAAGCCGGGGTGCATCACGGTACATTTAAAGTATTTGTCAATTTTATTCCAGTTGCAGATATAACTTATTTAGACGACGAAATATACAAGGCTCTCCAAAAGGAAGTTATTGTCCGCGCAGGAATAAGATATGCTCCGCCAAATTATTTACGGATGAGTATGTATTTAGAATTATCTAGACCACAAGGCGATGTTTCTAGATGGGAAAAAGTATTTAAACGTCTGACTTTGCTAAATAAACATTACCCTTTAAAACCGGATACCGAATGCAATACGATTGATTTTCAACGAGAAATGAGTGAAAAATCACCGAATAATGAACACCTGTATTTTTTGACACGCGACGCATTAATTGAACAGGGCGTCATTTTCTTTGGTGGATACGGGAGTGTATTATATTCGGATTATATAACCGACAAAAAGCGCAAATATATACAGCAAATACCGGATTTCGATGTATTATCCGAAGAACCTGAAACTACTGCGCTTATATTAACGGAACGACTTAGTGATTCCGGTTTTAAAAACATAAACACAGTTAATCATCAGGCAATAGGAGAACTTATACCAGAACGAGTGGAAGTTTTAGTGGGAAAAGATACAATCGTGTTCATTTTTAAACCCATTGCGTGTCATAGTTATAACACTATTAAAATCGGCGAAAAAGAAATAAATGTGGCAACTATAGATACTATTTTGAGTTTTTACTTGGCATTTATTTATACTGATAAACCCTATTTCGATAAAGAACGGATTTTGTGTATGGCACAATTTTTATTTGAAGTAGAGGAGAAAAATCGCTTACGTCAAACTGGTCTATTAAAACGATTTACAATGAATTGTTATGGTAAACAGGAAACTTTGGAAACAATCCGGGCGTTAAAGACCGAAATGTATAAAAAATTGGCCGATAAAAGAGGAACCAGAGAATACGATATGTGGTTTTTAAAATATAGTCCGGCAATAAATAACGAGAAAAACGCACAAAAACCGGAAAAACGCAGCAATAAAACACAGAAAAAACGTGGCAAATCTAATAAACAAAAACCAAAAACCAAATCAACAACTGTTAGATTTAGAAAATTATTCCGTAAATATTTATAGAGAACTTATAAACTCCAATGTGCGTGTTAATACGCTATAGCTAAATCCAAATAGAATACTTTTAATAAAAAGGCCATAGAAATTGAAATTACCATCTTCATTATAAATACGCATAAAGGAGAACTTTTTAAAAATGAGCGCATCAACTAGAGGCATTTGAAATACAAAAAACAAGATGCCTATGAAAATAGGTATTTGTATCTCCGTTAATAATGTATCCATTAGACGTTCTCTATGTCTCTTTTCTTTGTGAGTTTTTATGGCTTTTTCTTCGTCATCTTGGAAATCGCGTATATAGTCTGATGTCAATTTTGGTGCCGGAATATAATTCGCAGTGATTTCTATATCTTGCATATATCCATCTGTATTACGAGGTATATCACGAGATGGTAATCTATATTGCGGGGCTTCTTGTTGTTGTTGCTGGGATTGCTGATGCAATGGCATTGTACCAGGTTGTGGTCCATAAGGGTTTGGATGAACATTCATTTGTGTATAGGTCAAATTATGTTCTCCACTGGCCATATCCAACGGTTGGCGGGTATTTATTGGCTGATGCATATATTGTTGCGCGGATTGTTGCACGCCCATTTGCATAGGTCCATTGGATTGCATAGGTCCAGTGGGTTGCATTGGACCACTCATTTGCATAGTTATATTTTCTGGTAGGTCGGCAATTCGTGTAGTAGATATTTTATCTGCCATAAAATCTATATATTAGATTGTGGCTAAAGATATTATTGTTTAACGAATTATTATAGATGAATTGTCTAAAAATAAATCATCTATAAGTCATATAATATTAGAAAATACCCAACATTTTTTTAGGTTTAATATCATCGCGCTTTTCTATATCAATCGTCTTTTTAGCGTTATCGCACGAAGTAGATCCCATTTTGTATTGCAAGCATTTTTCGTCGTGTTTGTATATATCTTCTTCTGAAATAACTGGACCATTGAATACAATACAATTTTTGTCAGTACACACTTTGCGGAATAATGTTGCTAAACCGAATCCTAAAATAATTGACAGGGTTATTTTTCCTAGTTTACTATTTAGCAATCGCTGAAGATACATAGTTATATACTATGTATCTAAAAAACTGAATATGAATATATCTATGCCTGCACAGGGATTTTTGCGATTTTACTGGGATTTTTAGGGCAAGGTATTTCAGTTTCCTTGTATGAAAAACAATTACCAGCCTTGTCTTTGTATTGCAATAAATCGACATTTTCTGGTGTAGGATATACGTATATCTTTCTTAAATCTGGCATTGTATAATACATAATCAATAGTCCGGCCACTAAACTAATCAAGAATATGGGAACATCTATGTATTTTGAAATCATTTTTATATATAACACTGGCATTATTTCTTCCCCTTGGTTTTCTTCTTTTTAGGCGCAGATTTTTGATTATCCGTTGCAATAATTTCATTTGTCAACCCGAAATCTTGCATAATTTGATCTACATCAGGTTTAACGGCGGATGATTTTTCTTGTGTTTCTTGACCTTCCATACGAAATACAAAATTATTAGGATTTTCGGTTGCCTGCAACTTAGCCTCTTTCTTTTTCTCGAGTTTTGCGACCATACGTTCTTTTGTAGCATTTTGACTCATCATACGATTCATTGCATTCATATCCAATTTTGTATTTTTTCCTAAACCGCCCATATTTTTTGCCAGATTTTTAAACATTTCTCCAAATTGATCGGCACCCCCCATTCCTTTCATTTTTCCCATCCATTCACCGGCTTCCTTCATTAATTCGTCTTGAGATATATCTCCACTTTTCATTTTATCATTGAGTTTAGCACTGACCGTTTTCATAAGATCCATCAGTTTTTTAGGATTACGTATCATCTTTTTTAGAAAATCTTGGGTACTTGTTATATTTTCACCATCTTCTCCTAAAAGACTTCCTAAATCTTTAGCAATTTCTTCGGCCATTTCTTTTGCTAAAGACCCGATTTTTCCATCAAAAAGACCCTTCAAATGTTCGTGCAAATCTTCGGCGCTTCCGGACATATTGTCGAAATTAAATGATTTAGCAAAGTTTTCAAAATCGGGTGGTGATCCTTCACCTTCTGGTTCGCCATTTAGAGGAACACATTCTGGTGGTTCATCACCGTCATCACTATCAATACCGGATGCTTTGAAAAATGAGTTCAAACTATCCATCGTTTCTTTCAGTTTTTCTTGTAAATCGTCTTCCGACACGCCATCAAACATATTCATTGCATCGCCAAAATTGGTTTTGTCTTTTACCGCACTAATTGCCGATAACAACAAGACTTGCAAATATTTCCATATAGACTGATGTGTTTTCTCGCTGACATTTTCACAATTATAGAGAACTTTAAAATCGACCCCGGGTAAAAAGTTGGTGTTTGTAGTACTTTCGGGTTTGAAAATATCATCATTTTGATATAAAATATCGAAAAATCTTTCGGGCAAAATAGTTATACAGTATTCAAAAACATGTCTAACTTCTTGTTCGGGCATTTCTAAAGTCGTCCATTTTTCCCATAAATGTTTGTATTCGGAGAAAGTTATAGATAAATCTCGTGTGAAGTCTACTAGAATATTAGCAAAGTCGGATGGGACCTTTAATATTTCGGGGGCTGTATCAGGACTTGGTCTATTATGTGGTTTTGTATTTTTCTTTGGTTTTGATGGCATAATGGGTATATATTGTTAGTTATTTATATTTTTATATCGTATTACGCATAATTATAATTGTACGTAATACAACATAAAAATAAATACTATGTGTATCTATATTATGAATTATCCGGTAATTATTTCATATAGCAATAACGGCTATTTTGATTTTGCAAAAAATATGCTTATCAATTTAAATAATACTATCAAAAATCATAAAATACATTTTTATTGTTTAGATGAAGAAATATACAATAATATTTCTAAATTGGATTTGCCAAATATAAATGTAACATTTGAACTAGTATCAAATCCAAATATTTCTAAAAACTTTGAAAACTATGGAACACCGCGATATAATTTGATAACCCATATGAAAATGTATATTTTGAAACATGCACTTAGTAAATATGGGTTTATACATTTTATAGATTGTGATGTAGTATGTATAAAAGAACCTGATATATCGCATTATATAAAATACGAAAAATATGATATTGTATTTCAATACGATGCCGGAATGTATTCACCTACTAAATTGCATTCCGGTATATTACAGCATATTTGGACTTGCACTGGAAATACAACATTTAGAAATTCTTCAGAAACACAAATGCTATTAGATAAAATTATAGAATATCAAAATAAATATAAAAACAAAAATGATCAAGAATGTCTGTATCAGTATTTTCAAGATATCGGGATAACAGATATAACTACTTACCGCCCTGCTAAACTGTTTACATACAACATAGATGAATATACAAATGGGTATTGGTTAAATAAAGATATAGGGTCTTTGGATAATACGTATTTTTTTCATGCCAATCATGTTACTGGTAGAAATGAAAAAATACGCCTTCTTAAAAAAGCAGGTCAATATTTTCTATAAAATTGCAAGGTAATTTTTTGTGAATTATATGACTTGGTGCTTGCTTGTGGATACAAAACATACACCCTAGATTTTTTTGAGGTCATTTTTAGCACCTTTAGGTGCCTCATACGACTTGGTTATTTCTGGTGGATGATAAAATCATCCACCAGAAAATTGCAATTCCTACAAGGTGCGTCTTTAGACGCACCTTGTAGGATTGGTTGTTTCTGTAAACCACCAAAGGTGGTTTACAGAAAATTGAAATACTTTTTTATGTTTACTCTATGGCATATCATTTAATTGCCTGATTAAGAACTCAAACAAACTCGTTAAGCTATTACTACTATTATTCAAACAATGTCATCAACTATTACTAAAGCTTTTATTCCTCGCGTTCTTCCCAACGTGACTATATCTCAGATACGTAGTGTATTTTCCGCTAAACAAATAGGTAAGGTCGCAAACATCGATATGCGTCATCGCAAAAATGAAAAAAATAATCAGTACAGTTTTGTATTTCTCGAGCTCGCTCTTTACAATACTAAAGAAGCAACCGAACTTACTGAAGATATCGCAAACACAGGATTATCTAAAGTATTCTATGACAAAAAAAATTATTGGGAAGTTAAACCGTTTCTTTCCAAAAGTCAACGCATCTCTATGATTATGTTTCCAGATGAAGCATCTGAAAACCCAGATGTTCAAGAAGACGTTCCGGAAGAACAAAACGAAGAAATATCATCTATCTGCGCAGAATTACTTACTCCTACATACAGCTATGACATCGCTATTCAAAGAATGTCTGTTCATTCTCAACTATTACGCGCTCATTTCATTCGCGAAGTTAAAAAATCAACTTGCTACAAATGTGGGAAATGCAGCAGTCCTCACTATGCGCGATCTATCTTTTGGAAAAACTATGCATTTTGCAGCCAATGGTGTCAATATGACATAGAATACAATATTCATACCAATTGGCGCAAATCACAACAAACCACAGAAACAACAAAGCAGCCATATATGGATGAATATGACACTTTTGATGAACAGCCAGTGTCCAAGTTTATTGAAATGTTCAAGTGTTTGCAAGATGAAGTCGCTCAAGAAATGCAAGCTATTCAATCAATTTGCCGAGAGCTTGTCAAACGCCCGTCGGTATTTACAGCCCGAGACCGCAAGGAAATGGAACAAGATTATGAAGAATTAGCAAGAGAGATTATGTCATAAACAATATTTTGTATTTGTATTTCATATTTTCATATTTCATATTTTCATATATTATATTTTGTATTTGCATATTTTGTAAAAATTATAAACAAAAAGGTAGTTAACCTTTTTTTTTCTTCAAATTGAAAAATATATTTAAAGATATATAAATATGTCATACGTTCACGCATTAGACTTGGATGCGTTAAAACTCGCATTCAAGCAAATCATTGATATAGATACAGATTTATTTGCAAAACAAAAAACTATCGACCACGAATTAGAAAAACTAAAGCAAACCCATAATGCACTTATTAAAGAAAACAATAAAAAGATTTTCATTTTTTGCCTAGATTCGTTTTATTTTCAGTATCGCATTTTACATCAAGAAATGGAAGATTTGTCTAGATTCATTATTATTTTAAATAACAAAATGTATGGAGAATATTATAAATTGTATAACATTATTGTTGCTCAATTGAATGAACGCAATATTTTATTGCAAACGATTTCGCAACACAAAAAATACCCGGTTTACAAAGATTTAGAACAACTGAAAGAATATTCTATAGCCGATATTAGTGAAATACACGACACAATTTTAAATATTATAAACGAATTATACATTTTCTATAGCACGAAACAACAAACTGTAAAAGACTATTCACATACAAATAATATCAATATGTCTATAACCAATTTCATCCATACATTGGAATATGAAAATACATTAATACGAGAACAATTGTATTTGTATGTGAGTTATATTGAGTTTTTTCATTCTACTCAAAGGCGATATCTAGAAAAATTATCTAAACGTATGGCTAATTTTCAAAAAGATGTTTCAGAAAATATAATAAATGATGCAAATACCTCATTTATAGAAAATATATGTAATATAAAGGATGTGGTTAAATCATCGCCAAGTTCTCCAGCTAGTTCTGTATCTTCCGAAATATGTTCTGTTGAAAGTATCGACATTTTAGAATCAGATAAAATGGGTGTAGATATACCGATATTACAAACAACGATATTGGAAAATAGTGTTATATCAAATTCCAACCGCGAAAATAGAATGAACATTGCGTACAATTTGGGATTAGATGGTATAATAACAGTTGATGATGCGGAAGACTAATATTCGGACATTATTGTCTATATAAATGATATACTCTATGACTAAAGAAGAAAAAACCGAAGAAGAAAAAACTGATGCCGGAAGTAGTAATGCAACGAATGCAAAACCATTAGAATGGACACCAGAAAACGAATATATTATGATTGAATGGTGTGATGTTGCACAATGCTATAAATGGCTAAATACACGGGCTCATCAAAAATATTCACAACAACACGCCTGGTTTACTATACCAACTATAGTTCTCTCCACTGTTACTGGAACTGCGTCTTTCGCTCAAACCAGCTTGCCATTAAATTATCAGCCATACGCACCAATGGTTATAGGAACTATTAATATATGTATAGGTGTATTAACTACTATTCAACAATATTTGAAGATTTCCGAATTGAATGAATCGCACCGGGTTGCTGCAATTGCGTGGGATAAGTTCGCGCGCAATATTAAAATAGAATTGGCTAAATCTCCTTTAGAACGGATTGAATGCGGGCATTTCTTGAAACATAGTAGACAGGAATATGACCGTTTGATGGAAACTTCCCCTTCGATTCCAACAGATATATTAGCCGAGTTCAAGAGAAATCTTCCTGGAAAACTGGGGTCTGATCAACGTAAAAAATACGATTCACTTAAAAAACCAGATATATGCGATACGATTATTTCGGCTAAAGATACCTTGTATGACCGTTCAAAAGATATTTTGAAAGTACCTATGGAATATTCTGACGCAAATATTATCAATATGGATGAATTGGAACAAAAAGAACGCGAATTGTATATTTATAAGCGGGCTGAAGAAATACGAAAGGCAGAACGGGCGGAAAAAGAAAAAGAACAACACAAATACGAAATCCACACGAAATTGTCTAAAATTGCAATAGAGGCTGCTAAAAAATTAAAGTATGAGTATAAAAAAATGGACGATTTTGTTGCAACATTTTTGGCAATGCACGGTCGAAAACCGCTTCCTGATGAAATCGAATCTAATTTCAAAGATGAAATACCTGAAGATTTATTGAAAAAATATTTGGAAAAATATTTCGCAAATGATGGTGATGATAACGTATAATGATATAACTATTATTTGATGAAACTATATCATTATATTGGTATGTAAATGGTTCATTAACAACGTAAATAATAAAACTAAGGCTGTGTAATCGTTTATTTTTTTTCGGGTTTTTTTAATTTTCGGATGATTGTAATAGATTCTCCTATAACAAGTTTAGGCTTAGTTATTTTAATTGGCCCAGGTTCTCTCAACGCTACTGTAGATTTAGGAACAGTTGTGGTAACACCCGGTTCTTCTACCAACTCGCGATGTTCTGATGGCATTGTAATAGCTGCAACTGAATCGGTTATTTTTTCGATTTCTTCCGGTGCAATATTTTCAGCAGAATCCAAAACTGGCGAATAATTGTCTATAACTACTTTTTCTTTGGTTGACAATTTGCGTATTTTTGGCTTTTTAATTTCTTCTTTAGCTGATTTGTTTGCTAATTCTAATGCGTCTTGAACTTCTTCTGCTTGTTTTGCTAAATCTCCCAACATTTGTTTTGATACGAATTGTTTGTATATCCGTTCCGCATCCACATTATGCGTTTTCTTAAACACGAAATATCGGTTCATAAATGAAATCCATTTTTCGTCTTCCGTCATTGTTGCCGCCCGTCTATAATCCGCAGCTTTTTGTGGATTTTGTTCAATTTCAGATTCCATTTCCGTAAACAATTCGCTAAACATACCAGTTCCATTTGGTAGGCCCATAGGTGTGGCTTCCTCCTTTTTAATTAATACAAATCCATAATTGCTCAGCATTTGTACTAAATAATCAAAGTTAACTAAATATTCTGGGAAAGTTTTGTTGATAGAATCTTGATATACGTGTATCATATAACTCAGACTAGTCTCGTCATCTGGAAATCCGGTTTCGTCATACATTTTTGTTATTTCATACACTTTACGATCGTGTTTCATTATAGCAATTCCTTGACCTTTTTGTTTCTGTTGCAATCGCTTGAATACAGTTTTGCCGTCATAACACGTTCCAATGAAATATCCACCCATTGCAGTGCATTCCGCTAAATTGCGAAGAAATTCGTGAAATACAACATTGTTTTCGAAGAAATAATGGAGAGCAAATTGGCAAGACGATATATTGAATCCTTCTTGAGCTACCCCGTATTGTTTGTATACGGCTTCTTTGAGAACCTGGCGGTCTTTTGGTCCATTTCCGAAAATTGCCCTAGCGATCTGTTTTTCTTTTTCAGTTCCAAATGCTTTTCCTGAACGTATATTATTGCCACTATTACCTTGGAGGAAAAGGGCTTTAGGAAAATCTTTCGTATATTCTTTGGCGGATTTAATATAACGCGCACAAGCTCCATCGAGTGGATCAAATATATTAGAATTGGATTTATCAATACCGAAAACGAATCCCAAGTGGGACCTGATCCATTTAGGCAAATCACCCGCTTTCCCTACCGCATAATCAATGAGCGTTTGTTTTCTTTGAGATACACCTAATATGATCTTCTTTTTGACATAGAGATTGTGAAAATCGCGCAGACCATCCGTATTGGTCTCTCGGCTATCGCGGTTGTAATACACATCATCATCTTCATCTATTTCCGGAATACCTTGCCCAGTCATAATCATATCCTTTGTTATAGGATCGTGTATTGAATGCCAATTGCTGTTTGCTACGTGATATGCATTTCCGTAATTGGGAGAACCATTGCGTAGTTCGGCGGTTTTGTCATATCTAACACGTAATGGAACCCATTTCCAAGGACCAGATAAATTGATGTCATATCGGAACTCCACAATCGTATGTTCTCCAAATACTTCGTGTTCTTCTGTATACATTTCTCCCATTTTCAATTCGATATTGCAATAACATGCATCCTCGTCATATGGATTAGTAGGACGAAATGGAACTGGGCTATATTTTTCCTCATTGTCGTATTTCACATTGGGGAGATTATCAGTTATCATCGATTCAAAAGGGTTTATAAATCGGTGTTTTTCTTTATCGAACCCGCAACATAAAATTAACGTTTTGTATTGCCGGACTGAGTCTCTATTGCTAAAGTTCTTGCCCTGTTTGAAAATATTATGCACTTCGTCTTGTCCATTTTTGTCTTTTTTTACTCGAACTAAGAAATCGATTGTATTAAACTCGGCGGGTTTCCATTTAAATGATTGTTCCCATAGCGGTTTATTCAGACTTCCTGCAATACCGTCTGTATTGGCGGCGACCCCGGTATTAATCGGTGTAAATATGAGACCATCTGTGTTATATTCGTATATCCCCTGGTCAATATCAGACAATATGGTTGCACAAGCCCTGAATATAGAATTATTTATATTAGCCACTTGAAATTGTTTGCATTTGATGCGGAAATTGCAATTATCGGCGGGTTTTCCTGCTGTGCTGGCGGATTTTACGATAGATTTTGGTTTTATAAATGCGGTTGCATTGATGAGAAATAAACGGCGATAATGTTCTTTTCCTTCTTCATAATCAGCATCCGCGTTTTCGTCAAATGCATATTCTCGGACGCTTTTGCCTTGTAAATAGTATATATCGAATGCCGCAAATAAATTGATGTATTCACCTTTTTTATTGTATTTTATATGTTCTCCGTCCAACAATGTATTTAGGACAGTTTTTTCTTCGGTATATGCTCCAGTAAACAAAACGTTCATATTTCCGTCAATGAGATATATACGTCCATTATCAGCAACGTATAGCAAACTACGTATTCCATCTGCCTTGTCAGTTACGCAATAGTTTTGCAAAATATTTGGAACTGACCGATCGTCGGTCTTTATCAGGTTTTTCATTTGTAGAGTTACGGAAGAAGGTCCGCAGAAATCATTTGATTTTATGCGACGCATTTCGAAATCTGGACCGTATAATAGTTTCATATATTCAAGGAGAACCTTGTCCTTTTCCGAATAAGCTATAGGATAATTGGTTCCTTGTATTCCACTCAGTACAATTCTAATACCTTTTCTTAGTGCTTCCAACAATTTAGGCGCAGTGTCGTATTTTGTTCCGACCCCCACTTTTGTATTATCCAATTCCAATTCAACCTCATATGACTCCGGATTTTCAAACACACCGGCGTCCTGCATTGTATATTGCGGAATGGGCACTTTCCCCGTTTTTTTAGATGATTTTATAATACTTATATCTAGATAGAACGGCAAACTGGGGTGTTCGAATCGGACACGGTTCATATAACGGAATATCTTTTTTTGGTTTGTCCAATCGCGAATAATACTTTTACCTACATTAGAGTCTTTCGAAAAATCCTGTTCTTTTTTATAAGAACATCGAAAATTGAAGTCTTCGAAATCTACTGGAAATAGAGTTTCGCCCTCTTTTTTTTGCGCGAGGGTTTTCTGTGTAAACTTCACCTTACTTTCTCCGGAAAATATCATATTAGGTTTGTCCAATATTTTTTGTAGATTGTTGGTTTTGCAATAGTCCTGTATAACATCGATACCAATTAATTCGGCGCGAATATTGGAGGTTTTGGTTTTTTTAGTGCGCGTGTCATAATATTCATTATTCATACGCAACATATAAAGTCCTTCTGGTTCTTTTGTTGCAAATCCGGCCGCCTTGAATTGCCTGACAATATTGTCATAGTCAATTTTTGTTATAGGACGACCTTTTTTAGGATTTGTTCCAAACGCAATTTCCAGTTCATTCGTTTTTCCTCCGACGGAAGAAATCGGATTACTTGCTAAATAAAAGGAAACCATTTCTTCAAATGCTTTTGTGCTATCCACGGAGTTCAGTTTTGCTTCAGCACTAGCAATCGCTTGCGCTTCGGCAATAGCCCGCTCTCGTTCCATAGAGGTTTCATTTATTTCACCGGATTCCAATTTCTGGGGTTCGGTATCCTTGTCGTCCTTTGTCCGAGTCGGTTCATTCGACTTCTTCCTATATTTGTTAAGTAATGCTTGCATAATAAATTGTTATATAGTATTTTTACATATTATTTCTATATATTTTTCTATATCTTTCTTTCAATTTTGTATAATTCAGTTCCAAGTTTAGCATAGATAGTCATATGAGGGGAACGTTATGTCCATAACAAACTGTGCCATATTTTGCCATACAAATCCGGTTTAGGCAAACTCTTTCGTCCAGAGTTCTCCGGAGTTTTCTCTGCGACCAATTCTGGTATTTTAGCCGCAATTCCAACAAGTTCTCCGATTTTATATGTAGATATACCTTTCAATGGTTTATCTGGAGCTGCAATATAAATGTATTCACGAATAATGTCAGATACGTCTTCTATTTCTTCTGTGAAAAACCCATATTTCTTATTTTCCGTATATTTTATTACGAGCCATTTGCCAAGTTCTCCTACTCCTGATTCCAAACTGGTAATATTACTGATAGACCGATCATCGTATCTATATTCCAAAAATGTTTTGTTGATTGTATTTAGCAATGTTATGTTTTTCTTGTAATATACGGAAAATGCAACTAACGATAATAACGAAGTTTTCGCATTAGTCATTAAATCCGACATAATTTCTTGATATAGACCGATTGTTATTTTGCGATTGAGATTCTTTAGCACATTTTTATTTGATTTTAAAAACTCCACGATTTTCTGTTTTTCCGCGATTTCGGCGTTGCCATATTTATTTCCTATTGCTAAATACTGTTGTTCTCCATAATGAGAAATATACATACACCAAAATAGTGTATCCATTTTATCTGGCACAATTAAATGAGAAGAAATACATTGAGGAGGTTTTTCAGGAGTCGAAGGCGTGGGAATAATAGTCGGCACAGGTTCATTTAGGGAACTTGTAGTTGCAGGTTTGACAGTATTTTGAGCCATAGTTATTGTGCGCAATACATCTTTCGACAACATCCATTTATTTAAATTGGGTATAGTTTGAATATCATCAAACTTGTTATACGGATAAAAAGTTTGATATAAAACAGAAGACATTTAGGTATATGTTGGATTATTGGTTTATTAACACTTAGGTGTATATATAACTATAGTATTTGGTCTTTATATTCTTTTTCACCAAAAAATGTGTTTTTGAAGTCCAGTTTTTGGGTTTCAAGTGAAGAAAGCGCGGCTTCTTGTTCTTCAATGTATTTAACGTAATTAAAAATATCGGCAATTGATTGTTCAGGTAAAAGTGATAGATTTACGTATACACCACTTTTGTTCTCATTTAGCGTAACCGTATTATTTTTTTTGAGTATTTTTAAGACTTCTATATGATGATGCTTATTCAGGTTCTCAATTTTATATTTTAATTCTTCCAGCTTAGACATTGTCATTTAGTCATAGATTACCGTATTATTCTATATCATTTAGAATAATAAATATTTGTACAAAAGTTTTATGATTCGCCGTCACTGGAAATATCTCCTTTATTATATTCACCCAAATCTTCTATATCTCCTCCTACCTCATGATGTTCTAAATATTCGCCGCCAATTTTAAGTGGACGTTTTTGCGCAGGCGCATCGCGTTTTTCTACTACTTTTCCTATAACATCTATACAAGGATCATTTAGCTCAAACCGAACACCAATAACTCTTACACGTACAACATCTTTTTCTTTTACTTCGGAGAACCTGACATCATTATAGTTATGATCGCGTGCAATATGGGCAGTTATTGGAACCTCGCCGTGTTTTCCGATAACCTCGGCGTGAATACCTGCCTTTGTTATTGTTTTAGCAACACATTCAATGAGCATTCCTTCCACTGGTCTACAAATCATACATTCAAATACTACTTGAAACTCAACAAACCCAGTATTTACAAGACCATTCGAATATGTTTTTACGATAACGGATTTAGGTTGAATATAACCGTCTATGCCACATTTGCCTTCGACTTTTGCAGCAATCTTTTTCTCCAGATTTTGCCGAATATTCTGCCCGATTTCTCCTATAGCCAGGACTACTTTAGTTGTTAATAATGATTTGATATAGACGCCATAAAACTTTTGCTCGGTTTGAGGTTTCTTTTCAGCCATTCGTTATATAGTTATATAATACAGATATATTTATGTCATTCCTAGATAAAAATATATCCAGTTCAATTTTCTTGTATTAAGCAATATGAAAATTACGTAGAAAATGATTTTTTAATGGCTTCACTTAAAATTGCTTGCTCAGGAGACAAATAATAATACTTGCCGTTCAACTTTCGTTCACTGAATAATCGCATAAGTACTTCTATAGCAATACATATTCCAAGTTGATTGACAAACTCCGTATTTTTATCCGTGTATGTTGGTTTATCTAAAGGAGAACCAACCAATGTATTTAGCAATTTAATAACTTTATCTTTTCCAGCATCGTCGATTCTTGCACCAATGTTATTGCGCTTTTCGGTCATATCCTTCACTTTGAAAACCATTTCACGTTCATTGGTTTTCTTCGATACAAATGGAGTTATAAATCCAATTAAGGAGAACATATTTTTGGGGGTTCTTTCTAATTGAAAACGGCGTAGTTCTCCGGCCATTAGCGAATAATCTTCTTGGTCAGCCTCGGTCCATTCCCCGGTTTCCGCATTTTGCATAATCAAAATGAGTGTGTCATCTTTTATAGTAACAAATCCAGTTTCTTCGCCGGATTTTACTATTTTGGTTTCTAAATAGTCGAATATAATTTGTTCTTTAGGAGAACTTGGAGTATTATTTAAATTATAGAAATGGTGTATAACATCCAGTTTATCGCTATATGACAGAGACTCCATAAAGTGTAATATGACGTATTTTTCAAAGAGTTGGTCGGTTATTCCAAACTCTGTTCTTATTTGTTGTATCGGAAGGTCGTGGTACACTGTTTCCACCTCTACTTTTTTCGCCTTACCTTTGCCTTCCCCCTTTGTTTTTTGTTTTTCTATATACTTGTTCTCCGGTTTCGAATAATGATATATCATACCTGCGTGTTCATACCAATCTGATTCTCCCTTTTTCAGAGTCGTTGTATGTAAAAACCCTTTCTTGGTTGTTTTTGGGTCCCCGGTTTCAATTCCATTGAAACATATGTCTAAATTGCGCATAATTTCGGAGAACTTAGATTTAGGAATTTCGGTTATATTGGCCGGTTCAATATCGGCCGGTCTTTCAGATCGTGCATCGACCACTCGAGGTTCATTAACCGGCAGTTTATCTACTTTAGCCGATTCAAATGTACGGTCGGTTTTATCTATTTCCAGTGTTATATTATTACGTTTATGTTCAATTGGTGCAGTGCGTTCGTAAATAGACGCATTTTCATCGGTTATTTCAATAGGTTGAAATACATAAAAGGCAGTATCTGTATTTGCGTCATATTTGTCGATTAATCGCCCGGTTCTCCCATATGCATCTAGTAAATACTCATTTTTGTTGGTTATTAATGCCGATAGAGCACTGTATATTTGTTCAATCGGGTATTGTTTAACAATAGTTATAGCATTGATGAGATGTTCTCGTTCATAATATGCGTTATTTAAATACGGCATTGTACCCTCTATTGCCGGCATTTTTTCCCTAAATAATTCGCGTATGCGTTTTATAATACGATCTTGATTTGTCTGTGCAAAAGTATTGTTATAGTTCTCATTTCGTGGGGTTGTTATTGTTTCCATTGGAGAACATACAAACTCGCAATTTTTCATATAGTCGCACATTTCGCTAAATGGTCTATCGCCGATTTGGAAAGGGATTTCTTGTCCATATCTAGAAAGTTTAATGGTTATATCTTTATTGGCCGCATTACTCAATAGTTTTTGAACGGAAAAATTGGTTTGTCCAATATTCAATATACAATCCACGGCTATTGTTTTTAATACGCGAGTTACTTGCCCGATTTGTATGGCTTTTTTCTCCGCATAACGGTAGACATATAAATCCGCGCTCTCTTCTTGAACCTCGGGTTCAGATTCATTGCTGGATGACACTGGTAATATAGTTCCGTGTAAATATATTTCTACATTGCGTTTTTTGAAATCTAATTTGCAATGACTCAAATTACGCACAGCACGCCCAATAATTTGTTCAATACGATTCATATTATACCACGGTTCCATTATATGGACTTGTCGGATATGTTTGAAATCGAGGCCTTCGGCCCCGGCCCGGGATAGCAATATGACTTTCACATTTTTCCCGTCTTTATTATCCGGGTGTGTCAATACCTTTATATCGCCCGAATTATTGTGAGAAAAAGCTTTGTCGCCAGTAATCATAACATATTTAGCCGGATGGAATGGCGTGTCTTTGGTCTTTTTCTGCATTTTATAATCCACAAGTTCTCCCGGTGAAGTTGCAAATAAATTGGGGGTATTAGGCGTAGAACCAAAACGAGAGAACCCCATTTCTTCTAAAGCTAGAGCCATAGGAACTAATCCGCCATCAATATATTGCGAATAAATCATAATAATACCCTTGCCTTCCTTAATACAATTACATATTTCTTCTATTTTTGCACTGTATTTTCCGATATGTCTAGGTGCGAAAATGCGGTCTTTAATTTCTGGTTTATAGGAGAACTTGTATTTTAATTGCATCATATCCTTGGTTTCTTTGACATAATTCATTGTATTTCTCAAACCAGATTCACCCACTAATGCCTTTGATATTTCATCATCTTCGTTAGATAGAGATAGAGAGCTTTTTGTCGGGTTCTCCAAAACCGGATTAGGATATACAATATTTAGGGCTTCTATTAATAATTGCAATGATGTATATCCAAATGATTCCATATCTTCAAACGCGGGCATTTTTCGTAATCGGCCAGTCGCGGTATATTGATCATTGGATTTAGCCTTCATTTCATCTAAAATACGTTTATATCCCTTATATTGTACCGAGTCGGGTTCTAATGTAGTGGCAAATACGTCTATATATTTTATACGTTCTTCTTCTGAAATCGGATTTCCATTTAATTGAGCAGATGGATATGGCTGATTTAGGAGAACATATTTCATTTCCGCAAATTGTGTGGGATATACGCGATATGGAAATGTATATGGGTTCTCGCCTCGGACATACGATATATATCCAGTTAGTTTTCTTATTAACAGGGATTTTCCGTCCTCTGACATCGTTCCATCCGAGAGTTGTTTAGCCGGTACCCACCCCCCTTTAGAATCAAAGACGTCGGATACTTTAATAGTTGCCCGTTTGTCGTTTATATTCATTAGATTGGTCAGCCATACTATTTCTTGGTATGAATTGAACATCGGGGTTGCCGAAAGAAGTAGGAGCCGCATATTTTGCGAATATTTAGCGACTTTCATCAAAAGCAAGGCTGTTTTTTTCCGTTCTTGGTTGTCGTCGGAAATACGTATATTATGGACCTCATCAATAATAATTAACCGGTTATCAAAAAGTTCTCTAATGTGTTTAATTAGTAATTTTTTCCGTTGCGGTTTTGTCAAGTTCTCTATATTCGCGCTTTTTTTAATAGCATTGAAAATGTAATTAGTGAGTTGTATATAGCCCATAAACAAATACGAATTATTAATAATACGTTTGATGGATGATATGACTTTTTCTTTGCTTAATCCTTTTAGATTGGTTGGATTGATTTCTTTAATGAGTGAATTACCCACACACGAATTAATGTTCCAAATACCGTCATCCGCGCTGCGGCCCTGTAAGTATTCTAATTTAGTTTCATCAAATAACTGTAATCTGAAATTGGCCTGGACGTTGGGAGAAGCTATAACCAATATGCGTTTTGTTATATTTAATTGTTTCATATAAGAACGCATTTCTTCGGCTATACCAATGGAACTACACGTTTTACCTGACCCCAAACCGTGATATAGCAATAGACTATTATAAGGGGTTTGCATTGATAAAAAGTTTTTAACAAAAAGCTGGTGTGGCGTTAATTCAAATCCGGTATTACATAAGATATCTGCCTGTTTTTCTATAGGATGTATTTGTCCATCGTATTGTGTATCGTAAAACTCTTTGTGTTTAGAGAGTTTAACAATGAAATTGGGGTCATTTAAATGGGGATATAAAAAATCATATTCATCGGTAGGATTGGCCATATATGCGTCGTGTTCTGCGCGTTCTTTCCGTAATAACTCTGCATTGTATTTGGCTTCTTCTGTGGTTTCTGCCGGTTTTATTTGGTTGGCTGGAGGAACCGGTTGTGGTGCAATTTCTTGGTCTACTTTTTTTGTTTTTTTGTCCTGGGGTCGGCCGCGTTTTGTATTAGCCTTAGCCTCAATAACATTTTCTATAGCTCCTTCGACTGCTTCTTGTGGTTGCTGTAATTTTTTGGTTTTACGAGGTGCTCTTGGTTTTTTTGCGACAGCCCCGGGTTCTACTTCTGCGGGAGCCAATTTAGGCGTTTTTTTTACAGTTCTTATTGTAATGGGTTTATCGGGGTGTATTATTAGAGGCATTGGGTTTTTAGGAACGGCTTTTTCGGGTTCTACTTCTGCGGGAGCCAATTTAGGAGTTTTTTTTACAGTTCTTATTGTAATGGGTTTATCGGGGTGTATTATTAGAGGCATTGGGTTTTTAGGAACAGATTTTTCAGGTTCTACTTCTGCGGGAGCCAATTTAGGAGTTTTTTTTACAGTTCTTATTGTAATTGGTGGACCGGGGCGTATTATTAGAGGCATAGGGTTTTTAGTTGGGATTATGTTTGTAGGAGAAACAATCGATTGTAAATCTTCTACTACCTTTTCTTGTATATCTTTCGCTTCTTCCGGAGCCGGGTCCATAATTTTGAGAGGTAATTTCAGTGGTGGCCCTTCGACTATTTTTATGCGAACATTTTTACGCACTTTTTTTTCAGCGGGTTGGTCTTTATCCATTGTATATACTATTACTATATAGTATATACATAAAATCAGGCGAAATAACTAACGTTTTATTTGTCTGCTATACAATACTAGGTTTACACAAAATAAAATTGGTTGGTTGTCAAACATGCGTGTATTTTAGAAATCATTTGTATTTTTTCTAAATTATAAGGCCGTATACAAGAAATACAATCTTCTACCGATTTCCATTGAATATCGCTCACTTCTGTATTTTCGAATGTGGTAGGATGTAAACTATCTAAATACGATATATTCATTAAATAATACTTGTGTTTATAGGATTTATAATTAGATCCAGAAAAGTTCTCTTCAAATGGAATAATATTATGGATATTTTTCAAAACCCCCGGGTCATATCCAGTTTCTTCGGAAAACTCGCGAATAGCACATTCATAATCTTTCTCTTGTATATTTCGGCGACCTTTAGGGAATCCCCATTCAGGTTCGGTCCATTGTTGATATATAGCACTTTCGTCCAATAATGTATCTAATGTACATAATTTGGATTTGATCATTATTCCGGATTTTAATGCATTATATTTTTCTCTAGACGTATTTTCTTCGGATTTATATTGATTTGATATTTTTTCACCTCCCCACAAGTTTTTCCAGAGTTCCGTAAAATTACCGGTTCGCAACCGGTTTTTTTCATCTATGGTCATTTGTTTAATCATATTCATAATATAATTACTATTATGCAATGTATATTTGCCTCTCATAAAATCGATATATCCTAAAGTATCTTTACGTCGTATCATCAAAAACTCGTATTTATTGTTTTCAGGATTACGTAGTAATCCGGAAAATGAGTTGCCCTCTACGCAATCTCCTACAACACCCCGATTTTCAGGATTTATTCGAAAAGCAACTACCCCGAAACTTGTTATAGGTATTTTACATTGATAGAATTGATGACCATTTTTCCCACAGTTGTTGCAATAGATATCATAATTATGCATATTATTCGATGAAACTAATGTATTATAATCCTATGTTTCTATATAGTTTTTCGTATTGCGATGTTATCAGATTCTGCAGTATGGGGACCTCATTTTTGGTTTGTAATACATTCTATAACACATTCTTATCCTGATGTTGCTAATCCAAATGCTATAACTAAACGTAAATATTACGATTTTATACAAAACTTGCCTCTGTTTTTACCTAATTCGGAAATGGGAGATAGATTTAGTCGAATGCTTGATAAATACCCGGTTTCGCCATATTTAGATAATCGTGCATCGTTTATAAAATGGGGATATTTCATTCACAACAAAATAAATGTTATGCTCGGAAAAGAAGAACTCACGTTTGAAGAATCAGAAGAAGCATATGAATCAAATTATAAACCTAGACCGATTTATTTAGCCGAAAAACTCAATTTAAAGAAACATTACTTATATTTTGCTCTTATTATAATGTGCATATTAGCTATTTATATGTATTACTGATTGGTATGAGTATTATTATTATTACGATTGTGCGCGTATTCATATAACTGTGTGTTCAAAAAACTTATCTAAAAGTAGTACCCAGCGTTTCTTATCAAAAATATTTTGATATTATATACTATTTGTTATTTACAATGAGATTTGAAATTGTCTTATTTGGTATTGCTGCTTTTTTGATGGCAAATATATACACTGATGGTGCATATGTCAAAAAACTATTAACTTGGAAGAAATATTATCAAATGGCCGGTATTGCATTTGGTGCATTTATGTTATATTGGTTGTTTCGTAAAAACCCATCGAAAGCCCAACAACTAATAACCGCGTCAAATGATTATTTAAAATATTTGCCAGTTGACAAAAATGCATCTATGGTTATATCACCTATTTTGGATTTTACTGCCAAAAAAGGATTTTCAAATAATCCGGATGTAGGATATCCTATAACTTCTATGCCACAAATACGCCCACATATGTCTCAATATGAACGTATTACACAATCTGGTAAAAAAGGGACAAAAAGGTCAGTAAGTGAGACAAAGAAAAAGTTCGTTGCGGCTAGTCAAAATTGGCATTGTGGCAAATGTGGCCGTCAATTACCAGCTTGGTTTGAAGTAGATCACAAAACCAGATTAGAATACGGTGGGAGTAATCACGTAGATAATCTAATTGCTTTATGTAGAGATTGCCACGGTGAAAAAACGGCTATGGAAAATCTTTAATATTAATGATATAATTTAGTGGAATACTAGTGGATTCAAACTTCATATAACTTGTATATACCGCATATTTTTGATAGGCGGTATATAGTGGAACAGTACACCTACGAAAAATATTTTATGCACATTATATAAGTATGTCAGACACCCTATTTAAAACTCCACAGGACGTATTGGGTGAAATATTTGGGTTTGGTTCAGGTCCAAAACTTAGTCGAACAACATATCTGATAAGTATATCATTTTTTATAGCATTAATATGCATATTTATTTATGTTTTCAAAAATGACATAGTAAATATTTTATTTACACTGGGGTCTGCTTTATACGTATATGATTCAGTAAAAAGGCAATTATTGATTGATTGTATAAAAAATAATATAGGAATTATTTTAGGACCCGTTTTGTTAGCTATTATTTTGTTTTACGCAACTCGTGATCCGAAAGCATTGCTCGATAATACTAGTTCGTATATGCTGGTCATAGGAACTATTGTTGCGGTATGTTTTGGCATATATTCTAGTTTGCCGGATTTTTCGAAAACGCCTTATATGCCTTTTTTAATTGGGGGTATAGTATTGTCATTATTAGCTATGGTCGGGTATTTTGCATCATATATAACTCCATCAGTCATATCAACCGTCAGTAATTTTATGCGAATAATTTTTTTATTGATGATAGTAATTGGTTTAGCAATTGGATATAAAATGTTTTCTGAACGAATTAAGTCATTAACTGGATGGCCCGGATTTTTCGCCAACTTTTTGTTTTATATTCCTTGTATGTTAAGTGATGGATTGGAATACTTATTACAACAATACCATATAACTCCCAATATAGTATTTATATTACTTATACTGGAACTAATATTGGCATTAGGATATGTTTATATTCCAAAAATTATTCAAAAGTCTATCCGGAAAACATCTATAATGTTGCAAAATAAACCAGTATATTTAGATAAAGAAATAAATGTAGGAAATATAGAGAACTTCTTGTTTAAACCACTTGGCGACAAAATAATGAATATAGAAAACAAGGACCTATCGTATCGGAGAAATTATTGCATAAATATGTGGGTATTTTTGAATATACAACCATCATCTAACTCGGCTTATGCAAATGAAACCACTATTTTCAACTACAATAATCACCCTAGAATAACACATAAAAATAAATCAGACAATAAGCGATTAAAAAATAGAAATATATACACCTTTTATTTTTCGAACACCCAAGACGGGAATACTATTGCAGATACAGAAAATACTGCTAAATATGAGCTTAGTATGCCTGACCAAAAATGGAACTTCTTGTCATTTAATTATTTTGAATCAAAAGTAGATTTATATGTTAACGGCAATTTAGAAAGAACATTTTATTTTGCAAATAATATTCCGGACTACTCTTCAAATGATTCCATTTTATTAGGAAGCGACGGTGGCATAACGGGAGCAATATGTAATGTTACGTATAATAAAAAACCACTAACCTCTGAACAAATTGCAACATTGTATAATACAAATTATTTAAAAAACCCTCCGGTTGATTTTAATGTTTGAACAAACATTTGTATAAAGTTTGCAATAAATATTTCTAGACACTATATATAATATGAATCCAGCGCTCATAATTTTGATAATTATTATTGTGGTTATCGTAGTATATGTTGTATATTACGTCTGGTTTTCCACTGGAACATTGATTGATTTGAATAAATCAAATGAAACTATATTGAACAAAAATATAACAAATCCGGCCGCTACATCATTCACATATGGTATGTGGGTGTATGTAAATAACTGGAGTTCAGGCGTTAAAGAAATAGTCAAGGCACAAAATGCTGGTACTACAAAGTTTAGAGTATATTTAGATTCTGCTAAACCAACTTTAAACGTCGATATTTACACTACCGCTAAAACTAAAACTGTTGTTTCCATAACTAATAATTTCCCGATACAAAGATGGGTCTATATAGTTGTAAGTGTTGAAGGATCCGTGGTCGATTGTTATTTAGACGGAAAATTAGTTAAGTCGCAGCAATTAAATTATTTACCAGATATGAGTGGACCATATGATATTTCATACGGAACATTTGACGCATATTTAACCAAGTTCTCACGTATTGCTTCTCCTACAGACCCACAATCTGTATGGACCAGCTATATGGCCGGAAATGGATTCTCGGCTACTTCTGGACCTGCATACGGATTCAGCTTTGTACTAACAAAAGACCAAGCACCTATCGCCAAATATCAATACCAATAAATACATTTATGGGTGAACAATAATTTTATAGTTATATAATTCGTATAACTATAAGATTCTAGAATATGGTATACCAATTCGGCATAATAAATAAGTATTTTATTATCGTAGATAAATATATTTTATAATAAAATAATTTAGTGTGGTTATATATAACATTGTAGATATGAGTGAAGGACAACCAACTATTATTCAAAATGTATCTAATGCTGCTTCAAGTGCATATTCAACTGTTGCAGATTCTATTTCTAGTTTAAAAAATAATGTATCGTCATCAATGAACGAGTATTCATCGCCGACGACTTTAGGAGAAGCCAGTAATGATTTTTTACAATCAAATAGTATAATTGCCCGTATAGCATTTATATTGTTTGTCATTATTTTGTTCAATATATTGCTACGTTTAGGAATGTTTTTGCTAAATTATTTTTCCAAGACAAGTTCAAACCCCTATTTGATTCAAGGATTAATTGATGGAAGTAAAGCTATATGGGTAAAACAAGATCCAATGGATGACAATTCAGTCCAGTTATTACGATCAAATAACAAACCAACCGGTATTGAATGGACCTGGTCAGTTTGGCTCTTTATAAATGCGGTTGGTTCACCATCAACGGATGGAACATCTGCCGGAACTGTGGCAAGCCGCAACAGTACAACCCATAATTATCACCATATTTTCCATAAAGGAACTAATTCATATGGTGCGGACGGAGTTTCTACATTAAATAATGGACCTGGCGTATATTTAAGTTTTAGTGAAGATCCTACGATTCATATAGTATTAGATACAGTTGTTCAAAACTCACCTGCAACTATTGACATTAATAACATTCCTCTCAAGAAATGGTTCCATTTATTGATCCGGTTGCAAAACAATAGTGTAGATGTATATATCAATGGTGTAATCAGTGCTCATACTGTATTGGATAATGTACCTAAACAAAACTATTACGACGTGTTTGTTTGCGATGGGATATATGGTGGATTCAATGGTAGTTTATCGAATCTTCGCTACTATGCTAGTGCGCTAAATATATTTGCTATTAATTCGATTGTTGCAACTGGGCCTAATTTAACTCCAAGTACATCTAGGTCGGTTGGTGCTTCAATTTCTGGTAAAACTCCTAAATATAAACCGTCTTATTTATCCAATTTGTGGTATACTTCTAGGTTATAAATAAAACACGCAATTACATAATGATGCAACAATATACTAAGTGAACTTTAGTATTGTAAACTATTATTATCATTTTATATTATCATCATAAATAATATAAAATGAGTTTAGTTATTAATACTATCAATACTGTTAATAGTATGGAAAATTGTAATATACAGTATGAAAAAAAATTAACTATATACAATGTATTTCACTCTAAAATATTTCCTGAATTATATTCTGAAATGAACGAAGAAGACAAGCAATATATAACTTTTTATGGTGTAAAAACTAAAGAAAATACAGAAATGAATATAATATATGAAAACTCGTTAAATGTTTATAATCAATCATATCAACGTAATTGGTACAATGAAGCCAGTGCATTATATCATATTTATATGAATATGTTGTACAAAAAATCTCAGTTTATTGGATTATGTCAATATGATATGAAATTTTCAAATACAACCATTCCTAATATTTTGTCAGATATAGATGAAAAAACAATATATGTATATTGGTTTTTCCCTTGGTGGTTTTTAGGTGGGCAAAAAATAATAGTAAAAAATCTTAATGTTTTTAAATGTGGGTTAAAGAGTTATAATGATTTTTTTAATACAAATTATACAGAGGAGACTGTTATAAAAAATAGAATGATTACGTGTAATACATTTGTAATATCTTCTAAATTATTTGAAAAAATGATGTCATGGATGATACAATATTATGTAAATGATGAACTAGAACAAAGCTATTTTGAACATGAAAGTAACTGTACTTATAATGCAGGAAATATAATAGAAGCTTTAGTCGGTATGTTTTTTGCATTAGAGGTAGAACAAGGTTATAAATATGGAGATTTTTCGGTTGCTCATGATACTCCAGAAAGATTATATAAAAATCAATGTTTATAAATAAATATCATTTATGTTTGAGCTATAATACTTACATATAGCACATTAACTATATGTAAGTATTCATATTTATATGAATGAATAATTAATTTCTAATTCTTTGTTGGTGTAGTATATTTATAGAACAGGATAACTTGCCTCCATCAAAACACCACATTGACCTGCACCCTTATTGTAAGACGCACCTCTACCTAACCGGATAAATCCTTTTTCTCCCCAAGAAGTTCCCCAAGAGTTCTTTACTGTGTAATAATCAAGTGTGCTGTCAGTTCCATATCCAACTACTAATACACCGTGGTCCAAAGAGGTTCCGCATGTTCCAGTGAAAACGCCAGATTTGTATAGTTGAAAAGCCGTTTGGTCTGCCTCAATTGCAACAGATACGGGTTGTTGAGCGAGTGCAGTTAACATCGCGTCGTCTGAGTTAGGCTTGACATCAACAAATAATTGGACTTTACTATTGCTATTTACGCTACAAGTAGTCTTGCAAGTTCCAGCAGTCTTGGTAGTTCCTGATACATAAGGATAATCTTGTTCAGAACACAATCCGCCGTTTTTCTTAATCCAGGTAAACGCATTATCCATCAGTCCACCGTTGCAACCGTGATCTCGACCCCCATTTGTTAGGGTATCACAATCAACCAATTGCTGTTCAGAAAAAGATGCCAATGTTCCATATTTCAAGAAATAGACACCTTCCAATGCGCCAGTTGTAGAAAAACTCCAACAAGAACCACATTGTCCTTGGTCTTTAACTGGAGTAACTGCTCCAGCAGCTACCCAATCGACGGATTTAGGAACACTGATAATTTCTTGTTGAACATAGTTGGACTCAATAGTAACGGGCTTATCGAAAGAGAGCAAATACTGGCGGAACTCGGTAGTATCCATACCGGAGAATTGGTTATGGTCGAGAGTATAAGTCAGATTTTGGGAATTGGAGACCTCGATAAAACGATCGTTGGCGACCCACTTGTGGTACACATCTAAGAAATGAGCATCATCCCGAAACTTGAAATGGAAAGTTTCTACCCATTCGTGGAAACGGTCCATAATACTTGCACTAAATACATTGGAAACAAATACTAATAGTAAAAAAACGGAAAGTTTAGACATATGTTCAACTATATACATATGAAGAGAAATATTATTTATATTGTTTTTGAAAACATATTATGACTCTCTCATAGATGATGAAATGAAAACACTGTATAACATATGTCGAAAAAGTTTATTAGTAAATAATGATTGCTAAATATATATTATATGTCGAACTATATTGTATTTACATCAAATCGAGATCTAGGTGATACTCTATATTACGTGAATCTTACATTTACAAAAACTGGATCAAGTGGATCTGTATACACATACACTGCAATTACTACTGTTGATACAATCGCAGATTATACTTTTTCTGGTGTTTCTTCACTTACATCAATAACTATACCGACTACAGTTACAGCTATTGGCAATTATGTATTTCAAAATTGTGGAGGTCTAACATCTATAATCATTCCATCAAGTGTAACCAGTATTGGCGATGGTGCATTTAAATTTTGTGGATTAACATCAATAAATATACCAAATAAAGTTGCTATGATCAATTATGAAACATTCGCGAGTTGCAGGTTAACATCAATAAATATACCATCCTCGGTTACAGAAATTGGAGCTTTTGCATTTTTTGAATGTACAAATCTAACATCCGTAATCATTCCATCAAGTGTTACCATTATTTATGGTAATGCATTCTCAGAATGCATTAAGTTAACATCAATAAATATGCCAATCAGTCTAACATCTATTGGCGATTATATATTTCAACTTTGCACAAGTCTAACATCTATAACTATTCCACAAAGGATTACTGATATTGGCGCTGGTGCATTTAATTATTGCACGGATATAGAAACTATAACACTTCCAGGTAGTATTTTGTCTATACAATCCACTGCTTTTCAGGGATGTAGTTCTCTGACTTCCCTAAGTATTCCAAGTCAAGTATCTATTATACCAGAATCTTTATGTGAATATTGTAGTAAACTAATCAATGTAATTATTCCTAGCAATGTCCAATCTATAGGCGATAACGCATTTCGAGGATGTTCTTCTATGACTGTATTGTTGCTTCCTTCTATATTAACTTCAATTGGGAATAATGCTTTTAGTGGATGCACTGCATTTAAATCAATAAGCGTCTATTCAAACATAACTGCTATAGGAGAAAATATATTTGGTAGTACATCGGACAACACAAATTGTCCAAATCTAATAATGAAACTAATAATACCAAATAAAACTGTGTCATTAAGTACAATACCAATATATACTTACACAACTGCAAACTACCCAAACATGTTAATAAATATTAAATATATTAACGACGCTAATACAACCAATACTATATCAGTCGTTAAAAATACTACTCAGAATACTGTATCTGACACGACTTCGGTGGTCACTTGTAATGCTATTACTCAATTGAGACGTTCTAATATCCCTACTACCGTTCCTATACGATTCAATCCAGTTAGTCCATATTCACAGTATACACAAGACCAATTAGCTATGCGCAGAAAGTCCGAAATATTACAATACAATGCAAACAAACAAAATACAAAACAAAATGGCACAACTAAGAAACAAGCATTTTCGTATTTAGCAAATAATCCACAAATATCCGCATCTACCAATTCTATAACAACCCGAAAAGTATGCGACCAAAACTTGATATCAGTTCCAACATCATCTAGTAATGTCCCTGGACCAATACAATATTTGTATATGGACCCATCTGTACCTTTATATAATTATAACGATAACCGTAATTACAATTTATTTATACAAACAGATACTCGTAAGTGGAACATATTTACTTATACGGATGTAGAATTATCTGAAACGAATGATAAAACGGTTGTGTCAATTTATGTACGGAACGGGATTGAAAATAATTATACGACATTTTCATTAGTCCAACCTGTTTCGATAAGAGTTTCTGGGTCAAACAATACAATAACAGACTACAATTTGGATTTTTTTAGAAATACAGTTTCTATAACAGTTACACAAGTCGTTTTTCAAATACATTATAATACTACTACTATACAAACAATAACTGTAAGCAATCCTACAAATGCATCAACTACTAATAAATTATCTGTTATGTATTTAAATACTAGTAAATCGGGTAGCAACCCTTTTTCTGCGACTATTTTCATAGGTAATTTAGAATTAAATGACGTTGTCTTATATACGCCTCCGAACATTATTTACGATATTAATATATTGGCAACAGTAGAATTAGATACTGGTAGTGAAGATTATGACGCAGACGCCTATTTTTCGAACATAACGTATACTGCAATATATAATAGAACTAGACGAGTAAATAGAATTAATAATTGTGTAGCTTATTCAAATACCACAAATCAGTATGTTAGTAGTATTGTAGGGCAATAATATAGTAAGATATGGGTGTTATATGATATATATCGATACATCATATGACTGTCAGGTTATGTAGTGGTTCTTGCATCAAAATCCAATTCGTCTACGTAATTTATTGTTTTGTTATATAAATATTCAAATACTTTTATGACATTTAATACCTTTTCGTAATTATCTGAAATATGATTATGACTATATGTGTGATAAATGAAATGGTCCATAATAAAATCTGGATGTTTTAAATAAATATCGGTTTCTATATTGAAATCGGATCTAATTGTTCTTATTACACGTTCCGCGTCTGGTAATTCCAATGCAGTTTTATATAAATGTTTCAACACACTGACAATATTTCGGTATTTACATTTTGCGTCCTCTTTATATTTTAAAAACGGCGTTTTTTCTACGATATCAAAATCGGATTTAGAAGCAACATATACAGGGCAATTTGAAGAAATCATTTTGTTCCCTCTATTTATATACACTAAATAATCAGAAAACGATTTACTAAAACTAACTGTTTTAGCCAACCATTCTAAATCTTCTATCAATTGAGTTATACAATATTTATCTGAACTCAGTTGTATATATTTGATTTTGTCTATATCCGATATGAGTTTTGTATTATAGTCCATAGTTTCTGGATGATCCATATGTTATAAACATACAAAATACTTTATGTTATTGTTCGCATAAAATATTTTGTTGTTTATGATTCAATTATACTTTATATAAAATGTTTAGGCATTTTGAGATAATGTCGGGTTAAGACACAATTTTTGTGAAGGATATACTTGTCCGGACATACATTTGTCGTGTTCTGATATTTCAATGCATCCGCGTCGACCTTTGTATTCTCCTACTAAACACCAAGTGTTTTTTTGTTGAGAAATCGGGTTTTGTATAGGATTTTCAGTAGTATCTGGACTAGGTATTTGAGCATTTTTTTGACCTATAGTAGAATTATTTAGTGTTTTATCTAAATCGGGTTGCTGTTGCGGTAAATCGGGTTGCTGTTGCAGTGGTTGACCCTGAGTACCAGTCAAAATATTTCCTACTGAATAAAGAGTTCCTTCTGTTATATCAACTCCAGTTCGAGCTACATTACCTGCAATATTTGCACTAATATTTATTGCTGAACCCGCAACAAATCCAAAAAGGGCAAGCACTTTCATTGTCAAATTATACGCCATAACCGCAATATTTCTAAAAATATTACCAATACTATCATTTAGTAGTATCAAAAAAATAATAGCACACAAAATAATAATAATAGTTTTATTGCTAAAGCCGCCTACACTATCCGTTGGAACAGATGGAGATGACGGAAGCGTTTCAGTAAAACTAGGTGAAATTGGTGGGTCAGCAGAACTCATATGTACCTATATTATAGAGCCATAGAAAAATGTTCGATTATGTATACGTTTATATAATTAGTATTATTTATTAGAGTATTATAAAACAATGGGATTTTTCAATATTATCGAAACCTTTTTTTTCATTAGTTTAGGCATAACAATTATTTTAGTTGCGTTGCTAGTGTACCATTTTAAGCAACGATTGTCTTTAGTAGAACAAAAGTACGAATCATTGTTTGATATTGTTGCTGGTGTAGTAAAACAACTAAGTAATATACAATCAGTTGGTCCACCACCCCAAAGTATTGATCAATTCGGCGGAATGTACCAACATTGGACTGGTCAAGAACATTTAGGAAACATAACTGTTTCTACTGAATATCCGGACAAAATGTTTAATACTGTGGGTGAACAATACTCATATAACAATTTGCATATGCATTCAGAATCTAATAAAAACAATAATAATTTAGAAGTAGAAGAAGACGATGTGTCTGATGAATCCACTGAGTCTGATGAATCAGATGATTTCGATGATAGTGAGTCCGAATTGAATGACTCAGATGAAGAAGGTGAAGGAGACGAACACGATATTGATGAAAATGATTTTTCGAAAATAATTGTATCCGATGACGAACTTGCGTGTAATAAAAATAGTAGCGTAGACAGTGTAAAAATTATAAGCTTAAATGTTAGCGAAACCCATCCCAATATAGAAGAACTTGACATAACTTCTATAAACTTAGATGATAGTCAGGATATAGATGATACATATGAGTCTCCTGTACAAGACGTGCAAATTGATTATTCACTAACAACAGACCAAGAAGAAACCCCTATAGTAGTTCGAAAAGTTGACGATATTCAAAACGAACAAACTGAAACTACATTTGTTATAGAAAGATCATCAGCAAAAGATCTATACAAAAAAATGTCATTAAGTAATTTGAAAGCAACTGTTATTTCTAAAGGGTTATGTAGCGATCCAAGTAAAATGAAAAAAAATGATTTGTTAAAGTTATTGGAAGATGAATAAACAAATAAACGACCAATAAAATATAATACAGGGTGAATAATATATTTGTGGAATATATATTATTAAATATGTTTAGCAATGGCGTTGAATTAGCAACTGCATATCCTCCTATTGTAGATAGACCTAAATCAATATACGGATATCAAACTCATAACCTCTATAAAGATTATCCACCAATGATGTCTGATGGTCGAGTTATCTCGGCATCGTGGCAACCTGAATCGGTAGTCAATGACAACTTAGTAAAAATGGTTGGGGTCACATCAAATTGGCAATACAGACAGTATTTAACACGTAATGCAAATGATATAATGAAGCAGAACTTGTCCGAAACAATGAATGATATCGGATATATTGCACGTTACGCACAAGCTCCAGAAACTCCTTATACCACTCCGTATACATACAAGTCATATTTAGATAAAACAAATGTCGCGGGATATGAACAAAGTGATTTAAAAGATTTATATTTCTCCAAAGAAGAACTAAATTCCCGCAAAGTTGCTCCTGCGATTACCCAAGAACAATTAATTTCAAGCAGTAAGTTCAAGTAGACCGATATTGTGTTATCATATAGAATGTTGTATGTCTATATGATAATATGAGTATGTATTACTAAAGACTACAAGACTAATATTCATCTTGAGAACCTTCAATATTCTCAATATTTTCGATACTTTGTCCAATTTCTGAAGTAGATATTTTGTCATTATCGACGTCGTTGTATTGTACTTTATTTTTCAAATAAGCCGAAAAGAAAATATTGTTTTCCGTATTTGCAATGCTATAAACTTCATTGACCTTGCATCCCATAAACAAAACATTTGTCAAAAATGCAGTTATAGTTTTATTGTCTAAATAATTTGCATATATAACAACCGCACTTAAAACCGTATTAAATACATACACAGCTATAGCACAACATCCAATTTGTTGATAGATTTTATCAATATAGAGAATGTTCTCCCGTTTAATATCAGGTAATGCGCGAAGATGAATTGATACACTAACTGCATCAGTTGGTTTACTATTATTTACGTCTAAATAAGTAATTAACCGGTTTTCTCGTTTTATTTCGACTAAATATAATAATGAAAAACTTATTAATGTCATTAGATTGAGAATATAAATAACATAATAAGCTCCATCGGAATATAGGTTCTCCGTAATTCCGCAAACGTGATCGCCACATTTTTGTGGAACGAACGAGAGTAATAGAGAACCCATCAATATTCTATAAAACTCCATACAAACTGTTAACAATACGGTTATTTTTTGTATAGTATCTTGGTCATTTATTTTTGAACGAAAGTATTCATTTATTCGGTGTTTTAGTTCTCCAAAATCTGGTAGGTGGGGTAGTTGTGGTAATTGATATTTAGGAACCACTGGCTGGTCTGTGTTGTTTTGTAATATATCCATTTCAATCTGTATTTCTTCGGTTTCTTCAATTTCTTCAGGTTCTTCAATTTCTTCAGGTTCTTCAATTTCTTCAGGTTCTTCAATTTCTTCATTTTGAACAATTGGTTCGTCTGGTTCTCCTTCTGGAGAACTATGTGTATCGGTATCAACGGCTTCCATCCATCAATATATATATTCATTAACAAAACCTAATAAACATAATTTTTTATGCACTATTACTCTACGTAATAACAAAAATGCAAAAACTAATTAGTTTTGATATTGGTATAAAAAATATGGCATTTTGTCTGTTTGATATGTCCAATACCCACTCTCGTGAGGTTGACCTAACTCCTGCTATACAAAAATGGGATGTATTAAACTTGATGGACGTTGTTGAAAATACGCAGCAACAATGTACGTGTCATTTAAAAGGAAAACCAGCAAAAAAAAAGTCTGACCCGGGTTCTCCTAAACTATGTTGTAAAAAGGCTAAATACGAAAAAAACGGGCAATACTATTGCGAAAAGCACGCCAATGAACACACCGAGTTCATAATACCTCAAAAAGAACATAGTCCGCCAGCTTTGCGAAAAATGAAAGCCGAAGAATTGTTGGTCATTTCAGAAAATTATTCTGTATTTGCAAAAAACTCGGCCCCCGGCCCCGGGTCGCCCCCTGCCCAGGCCCCGGTCGGAACTTTAGACGCATTTTTTTTGCGTAGTAATAGTGGAGAACTAGAAGAAAAAATACCTACAACAAAAAAAGGGTTATTAGAGAAAACCCTGGCATTTTTTGAGCAAAAATGTTTCCGGGTTCTCCAAACCCCTAAAAATAAAACTGCAAATGAAACCGATCTCATTTCAATCGGTCGCAATATGACTAAACTATTGGATGAAATGCCAGAAATAACGGATGGAACTATAACACACGTTATTTTGGAGAACCAGATATCTACTATAGCAAATCGTATGAAAACCATACAAGGTATGTTGGCGCAATATTTTATTATGCGAGGTCGCCCAGATATTGTTATAGAGTTCGTTTCTTCTTCCAATAAACTCAAAGATTTCGTTGCTGAGAAAAACACTACATACAAACAACATAAAAAAGATGGTATAGCAATATGCAGCCGATTTTTAGAGAACAACCCCGGGTGGGCAGGTTGGGCAAGTGTATTGCAGACTACTAAGCGTGATGATTTAGCCGATTCTTTTTTACAGGGCATTTGGTATTTGAAACGCGGAAATATAATTAGTTATGCGGAGAACTTAAAAATAAATATTGTATGATTATCATAAATAACTATGGAGGAAATTAATCTAGGATTAAGCGATTTAGAACCAATCGCGCTCAATTTCAATGATGGACCGTCCTCGTTTGGAGAACCTCCTTCTGTCAATTTTGGATCGGGTATTGAATTATTGATGAATGATAAAAAACGGTCCAATTCTAGTGGAAATATCAACATAGATTTAGGCGATTTGGATAAATTGGAAAGTGAATTGAACGATTTATCGGGGGCCAATAATGTTCAAGGTTCTTCCGGTGGATTGTTTAGCGATAACAAGATTTTGAGTGGTTTAGGCAATATGTTTGGATTCAATAAATCTGAACCAGTTGCTTCATCATCATCATCATATAGTGGCAATGGTCTGAGTTCTAATTTGGGTTCAGCAACTGCAGAAACGGTGGGCAATACCAGCACTTGGGATGGGTTCTCCAAAATGAATGATATTCCTACAGAATATTCATCATCGAATCGTATGTCTGACCGAGAAAAACGCAGAAAGAAACGTCTTATGATTAAGAAATTGGATGAATGGTATGAAAAGGGTTTACTAAAAAATAGTACGCGTTATACAATGGACTCTAGTTATGAAGAGGTGGAAGATGAATATGAGACTGCATTAGAGGATAAACGTAAAAAAGACAGCACTAAGTTGATGGGATGGTGGTTAATGACTGGTATTAATTCGATTGAATATGCAAATGCGGCATTTGATCCATTTGGAATCAATTTAGACGGATGGGCAGAACAAGTTAGTGAAGATATTGAGAGTTATGACGAAATATTTACGGAATTGCACGAGAAATATAAGGGTGGTAAAATGGCACCCGAATTATCTCTATTACTCAGACTGGGATTTTCCGCGGCGGTTGTCAATTTTACTAACAAAGCGCTTTCTTCGGCCACCCCGGGTTTCAATGATGTCATTAAACAAAGTCCCGAATTAATGAAAATGTTTACTGATGCAACTGTCAGTAGTATGAGCCAAAGTTCTCCAGGATTTGCTATGGCAAATAATATGATGAAGGACAAACAGGCTACTACGCCTCGTGGTCCACCACCGCCTCCACCAGTGGAGACGAAAAATCAGGGTCCTATGCCCGGGAGAGGAATGCAATATACAGAACGCCCTTCAAATAGACCGGATATATCCGCTAGCCGGGGCGCAATGTTTAGAGAAGAAAGTGTGGATATAGGTGGAAATTATTCGTCAGTAAACGATCTGCCAAGATCCGTTCCTCCTACAAGACCAGAGATGCGCGGTCCCCAAAATACGGATATAGATAATATTTTGGCCGGATTGAAAACGCGGACTGTAGATATTCACGCGCCAGCGGCTTCGACTTCGGCTTCGGCTTCGGTCGAAGATGACAGTATGATTAGTATAACATCTTTGCGTGATGCTCAGAATGGAAATCTTCCAAAACGTACTAATCGTCGTAAACAACGGTCAGACAAAAACATTATTTCATTGGATATTTAGGTGAAACATCAACATATAAAAAATAAACAATCGGTTATTTTTTATACAAACATATTCATTATGAAATACCGCATATTTCTGATATAGCACACTTAAGCACTGATTCTGAACCAGCCAGTCGATTAAACGTATTTGCTAGTTTTTTGTCCCCGGGTTTATTGTGTAATATACACAACAACTCCACTAGTTTTTCACGGGTATCATATTCATCTAAATTATAGGCAACTTTAGGGATAATATCTGGTATAGAATGGATTACGGAAACTGATGGTATATCACCAGTTCTGCGTTTTTTTGGGACATCCGTGTCATAGAAACCATTTTCAGTTTTCATTTTCGCGAAATATTTGTCCGTTATGTGCAATATATTCCATCGAATAAAATCGTGGAAGGGACGATCGTCTGACGTGGTTTTTGCCTTATCACTATTCAAATAAATGTCGCTATTTCGGTCATACATTATTGCACCGCGGAATGCCGCATATCGGGTTCTATGGCTACTCCATTTTGTCCATTTCATCCGTAATTTTTCGGGATTTGTTTTAATAATTCCACCACCTTCTACTATACGATAAGTGTCATATCCCATTTTACTATTGATATTTCGACTATCGGTAGAGCAATAGACGGTTATATTTGACCTAAATATATAATTGGATTGAATGGAAGTTATTTTGTCTGGTTTTAAAATACTGGCGTCTTTTCTGAAAACATCTTTGCCGTTTGATGGTTCGCTCTCGTACCAAATACCGTCTTTTTCATATAAGACGCGGAGTTTTTTTGTTGCCATCGATTCGTAAATATGAAGTACCGCGGTTTCTTTATAATTTTCTAAATCCGAGCTGGGTACGATTTGTTTTTTGGCAATTAGTTCGCCGTCTTTATAGACAATGAAATAAATTGGGCACGTTTCGTCGATTTTTATATATTTTCGACATAGGCGTTTGTATAATCCGTCCGCCTTTATCTGGCATTCATTCAGGTCATTATGTTCTTCTCCATCGGGGTTATACGATACATTTATAATACTTTCAGCAACCTCCTGTGTCCTATATGGCTCGGTAATATTTTCACAAATAAGTTCAGTTCCAGTATAATAGTTTGGATCCAATTGAAAATCCGTGTTCCCCCTAAAATATTCTACCGCATCGACTATAGAGTTTTTTTCTATAGATTTATCCACGTCCCATACGGACATTTCGGTAGGACCACTATTGGTTTTCGTTTTATATGTTATTTTTCTGGCGAGCAGCATATTTTTCAATTTCCCACCGATTCCATATTCACTATATCCAGTGCTTTCTTTAGAAGGATGGTGAAATAATTTGAACATTTCTTTGGATTTCATATTGTGTATTCCAGTGAACCCCGATGCCATATCACGCACTTTCACGCATACTAATGTATTATCCTTGATATAATTAACGATTTCGATTTTGCTTTTTACATCGGGGTCGATTTTTTTGGCTAACCGAATCGCCTCTTGTGCATTTGCAATCTGTTCGCTAAATACATCTTCTAATGGGGAGTTAGATTTTCGTTCGGCACCCACATATCCACATACATCTATATCAATATTCGATATATCGGCCATTTATTGGTGTTATTATATTTCGCGTTGATACATATATTATGGAGTAATCTTTAAGCATATTTCCAAAAAAAATAGTTTTGCTATATATAAAATTGAAACCCACCGAGAACTAGTATTGTTATAGACATAATTATACGCAATATTACTATACACAATGTCCGCAAATCAGCAAGAAACCTCGGATATATCTGAAGACAGAACACAACAACCCTATGAAGTGGAGGTTATGTTATCAGTGAAACGCCTTATTGAAACGATGCCCGATATTAGACAAACGCCCGACTATTTAGATATACTGAATCGGGTGAAAAAATATTTACACAAACATTGCAAACATAATGTTGTCCACGATTTGATTGATATAGATCCTGATAGGAGTATGGAAATCTCCTATTGCACAATTTGCGAAAGTACTTTATAGATACTCTACGATTATATATATAATGGAAAAGGCGGGCCTCAATAATATTCTAAAAACCACTGTATATTCATCATTATTCGTTCAAATTATAACCGGTATTACAGGCATAGGATTTCATTTTTTGCCAGTTCCAGGAGAACTATTAATTGTAAAAAAAATGTTAGGCTTGGAAATACTAGTTCAATTGATTGAAGGCGCATTTTATGTATGGTTTGCGTCCATTTTTTCTTATGTGAAAAATGTTACCCCAAATAGATACTATGATTGGGCTATAACAACACCTACAATGGTATTTACTTTCTGTTTGTATTTGGATTATTTAGGAGAACGTGAAAAAAATAAGGAAAATCGTGAACCGCTAATAGAAAAACCCGGGGCTGAGAATAGTGTTCCGGAAAGACCATCTGTAAAAAATACCACTATTGTGGAATATTTCAAACAAAACTGGGGAGTATTGCTACCGATATTCTTTTTGAATTGGATGATGTTGATTTTCGGATATTTAGGCGAAATAGGAGAACTAGATACGAAACTTGCAGTTTTGTGCGGATTTTTACCTTTTCTAACTTATTTTGTAATAATCTATGACAAGTTTGCTAAATATTCGTCATTTAATGGAAAAATCTTGTATTGGATTTTTTTCGCAATATGGTCATTATATGGATTGGCTGCATTGGGTTCATATTACTGGAAAAACATTGCATACAATATACTTGATTTATTAGCCAAAAACTTTTTCGGTATAGTATTGGCATACACGGTGTATATAGGTGTCTACAAATAGTATAACATACCCTGGGTCGCAAGGTCGCAAATATTATTTGAGTATAATTGACTACTCAAATAATATTCTTCATAAAAACACTAGCAAATAATAATGGTCATTTAGTAGCCAATGGTGGAATCAGTTCCAGAGATATTTCCGCCCCGGGTAGACAATAATCGCGCATCTTCTTTGCTTAAACATAATGGGCCTAAAGACTTGGAATATCCACTACCTTGGCCAAAACATTGTGGACCAGATGGGGTGCTTCCATATCGATCTAATACTTGAGAATCTCCGAAAGGAGCTGGTTGCAAAGAAAATCCTTCTACTTTTTTGGGTTCCTCAGAATCACCGGATGCCGTTTTTTTAGTAGTGTAATTTTCCGATTTTTTTCCCATAGAAGAAATTGCATTATTGAATTCGGATGGAGACAAAGGATTTGGTAATTTTACATTTTGATTAACATAATCTTGAAATGATTTATCGGCCTCTATATTACTTGAATCTTGGTTATCCATACCCTCGTATTTATACATATGACTAAACAATGTATCTCTGGAATATGGTACAACTGTATCAGATGATGTTATGGCAAAAATAGCTACAACTAATATGACAATTAATATGATATGAATACTTTTAAGCTTCATTATATAAATAATTCATAGATAAAAAATAGTCGTAATATTATTGCTAAAAGGGTGATAATATTTCTCGCATATTTGTTGTTTCATTTATAGATTCATCATCTATTTCATTTTCCGTTTCATCTATAAAATCAATCGTTTTAGAAACTGATATAGATGTTCTCCATTTTTCCATTTCGTTTCGCATATTTTTAAATTGATCTGTATACATAAGGATATAAAACACTACAAACAATATTGTGAAAATACCAATTGCTATAAAATGTGTTTTTGCAGAAGCAGTTAGTATAGAGATAGGTTCTTTAGGAGACATAGAATATATATATTGGTTATTATTATATAATACTTCTTAAAACATATAAAAAAACGCTTAAATACTATATATAACTATGAACGCCGAGGATAAGCTAAACCTTAAAAATCTATTGGACAATTCTGATTGTGAAAACAATACAGAGAATATCCGCAAATTGAAACATAGTATTCGTATTCGCGATGATATACGTACGTTGGAATTATTGAAACGCAATGAGAAGCCATTGATGGCAATGAATCCTGCTGGTTTTTTAGACCTATGTCAGTCTAAAGCACTATTTTTGTTTTCGAATTATACTGATATATTTAACAAAGTGTTAAAGGATGAATTGGATTTAAATATTATGTCTAAAGTTCTCCATATATTAAAATTAATTGAAGACGGACAAGTAGACCAACACGAGGGGTCTGTTTTAGTAGGTAAATTGCTAAAGGAATTGTATGTGGATTCTGCATTGCGTAGGGGTGAAAACTTGGACAAAGAATACGCGGCCCAAAAAGTGGAGCCAAATGTGGGTAAAAACATATCTTGGAGGGAATATAAACAACTCGATTTTATGAAACCGGCAATTTCTAAATAATGGACTACATCGCAGGTACTATTCTTCGTGTAGAGTCATACGCATTGTATTTAATGCCGGTTCATTTTTAAGTACTGATTTTTGTTTGGAGTTATTTAGGCATTCTTCTATCATTTTCATAGTTTTTGTATATTTAGGATGAATGGCGTGTTTCTGTATAAATCGTATATAAGCATCCACATTTTGTTGTGTTTTTTGGAAATTGAATGAACCGCGATTGTGAATCATAGTCCATTCTGCAAAATCATTGGCGAAAAATAATAATACGGATTTAACGATGTAATAGGAGAACAGGGGAGTTTCTTCCTTGTATATTTTCGACACTTTTCCATTGGACCCAATAATATCTTCATATATCAATCCATTATGTTTCAATACTTTAGCACATTGTAATAGTGAAAATGTTATTTCATAAATCAATTTGTCTTTTATTTTTGATACGAAGTTGTCTACGTTCTCCCATTTAGGCGAATGAATCATTTCGAAATGTACCAAAAAACAAATATGAATGATTTCGGCCCAAATCTCAGCATAACTTTCATATAACTTAACGTCGCCATTTATACCGAATATTTGGTGTATTTTTTCATTGGCTAATGTGTTCTCCATAGTTGAAAAATCGAGTCCATATGAATGAAATGTTTCGTGAATGAATACTTTGAACCATTCTTCTTCTCTATACAAATGTATTTCTGTATTGGATGTACACGACGTAGTGAATGCAGTATTTGCGTGGGTTCTCCCCAATGCAGTATTTGGATCTGCCGGCAATTGCTTTTTCTCGTGGGTTAAATAAATGTATACATTAAGGGTTTTAACGCACGTAGTGCTTGCAAATTGTGATATAATAGTTAGCCATATGTATATTTTTTTTAAATAATCATTCCATTTTTTGGCAGAATATGATTTATGTGCATCTGCAAAGAAAGAAACAAAAATGTCGCGACCGCCAATATTCATGTTAAATGTTTTTTGTTGGCTAAGAGTTGTTTCAATAATTCGTATAAAGTTCTCCGGAATATCGTTATATAATTGTCCTTTAGGCATATTTTCTATTTCGGATATTTTTGTGGTTTTATTATTATGCCATTCAATATGTGCATTACGTATCAATTCGTGGATGTTTTTGAATATACTAGATTGAGAAGATGAGAACATGAATGTTTTTGCAATTTCATTGTATGGTTCTCTGCAATTGTGGTCAATGAATGATTTTAATTGACTAGTTATTGGTTTCATTATTATATATTAGAGTGGGATAAAATTATTAGACATTTAGCAGGAGTGAAACCGTCGAACCATTCCAACCATTAGAATAAAATTGAATAAAAACTTAGAAACAATGTATGTTCTAAACTATACATTATAACAATTACTTTAGCAAAAACAAAAAATGGGTATTCATAATTTAAACAAGTTCTTGATGGAAAAATGCAAAAAATCAAATATACGAAAAACACATTTATCGGAATTATCAGGCAAGACTATTGCGATTGATACGAGTATTTATTTATACAAGTTTATGGCCGATAATACATTAACCGAACATTTCTATTTGATGATTTCGTTATTTAGAAATTACAATATTGTTCCTATATTTGTTTTCGACGGAAAACCGCCGAAAGAAAAGCGCGAATTGTTATTGAAACGCCGGAAACATAGAAAAGAATCGGAGGAGCAATACAATAAACTTAAGGAGGAATATGATGCACTCAATGATAGTTCTGATGAAAAAGTTGAATTGAGGAAAGAATTGGATTTATTGAAACGTGAATCGACAAGTATTTCCTATGACAATTTAGCAACAACAAAAGCATTAATAAGTGCATATGGCGCAAAATATGAACAAGCTGATGGAGAGGCTGACGTATTATGTGTTCAATTGGTGAAATTGGGAAAAGCTTGGGGGTGTATGAGTGATGATATGGATATGTTTGTCTATGGATGTAGTCGGGTATTTAGGCATTTAAGTTTAGTAAATCATAATGTAATAGCATATGATTTTTCGGCAATGTTGGACGATTTGGGAATGGATATAAAGACATTTAGAGAAATCGCGGTTTTATCTGGTACGGATTATAATTGCGTTAGTCAAACATCTTTAAGTGAATTGTTTGAATTGTATGAAAAATACAAACAATCAGTTGAGACCACCGGATTCTACAATTGGGTATTACACAATACGGATTGTACAGCGGAGTGTATAACTGATTATGCAATTTTGATATCTATTGTAAAGATGTTTGATGTAGACAATTATACGGATAATAGTTATATATTGGAGAACATAGAACAAGTATCGTTTGGAGAAATAGATATGCCTGCTTTGCAATCTATTTTAGAAAAAGACGGATTTGTCTTTGTCCAATAAAATATATTCATAATATGAGCTTATATATGCAATTAGTATCTCGTAAAATAATACTATTTTATTATTTTATGAATGAAAATATAGAAGTTTTAGGGTTAAGGATATTATGTTGATGTTTTTATTCTATCAATAAATGTCAGATATATATATATTTATCCATATATAGTATGAGTTTTAATGTTACTGCTTCAGGTTCAGGAGCATATTCAATTGATGGTGAAAGTAATAAAACAATAGATTTAGTGCGAGGTAATGAATATACGTTTATTATAAATGCACCCGGACATCCATTCTGGATTCAAACTTCAAATGGATATAGTCCCGATAATACATATTCAAATGGAATAATAAATAATGGAACTGACAATGGAAATTTAATATTTGATGTACCACTTAATGCACCAAGTACTTTGCATTATGTATGTCAGAATCACGCGCCAATGAATGGAATTATTAATATTACATCATCAGTCCCAACTGCTCCAACAAATATTTCTGCAACGACATCTTCAAGTAGTTCAGCAAGTGTATCATTTACACTTTCACCGGGTGCAACAAGTTATACTGTAACAAGTTCTCCAGGTTCAATAACTGCAACAAGTAGTTCATCACCAATTACTATAACTGGATTAAATAGTGGAACATCATATACATTTACAGTAACCGCAACTGGAACAGGTGGTACTTCTAGCGCATCATCCGCATCACCTTCAATTATTACTTCTTCTGAACCTGAACCACAACATTCTAGAGTTTATCCTATGCGTAGTTTATATACGAATAATGCTCAAGTATATTATAAACCACATAGTTTATATACAACTGGTAGCGTAATAAATTCACGTCATAAACAACGTAGAACGTAAAATATATATTACAAATGAAACATTATGTAAAATTAGATAAACCAAATATATTTAGGAAAATAATATTTAACGACTGTTTTATTAGTAGCGCGATTTGATTTTAAATAAAAAAAGGGTGGGTTTCCCCTTTTTTTATTTTTATAGTTATTTAGGAATAATATTGTTTTTATAGTTTTTATAATTATTTAGGAATATAATATTATTTTTGTTTATACGTTTTCATATCCAATATTGAGTTCTTCCATCGTCATAGGACCGTTGTCAGTTGATTCATCCAATGAGTTATTATTACCCAAATCGCCAGATTCACATCTTGCTGCCATCAAATCAAACTCCAAGTTTTGAACTTTTTGCAAGTTATAGTCGCATACATTTTGCAAATCCTTGACGTATCGTTCAAGCTCTGCAATTTTAGCGTCTCTCTCGGCAAGTTGTTTTTCTAGGCGTTTGTAGTTGTCGACCAGTTGATGGATGTTCATTTTCTCAGCATCGAGAGCGGATACTTCGGCAATAGGTGCTCTATTCATTTTGAGCGTAATAAAGCGTTCGAATCCGCGATTGGTTGAGCTATAGAATGATTCGTATTGATTTGGTCCATATAGACGATGTTCTTCCCCGGCTGCCAATTTCATTCGGAGTCTTTCGGCAAATGGAAACCATTGGTCGAAATGCACAAATGCGCATCTCACGTGAGCTCCGTTGTGATGCGGTCTTGTTGCGATATCGACACGCTTGACTTTTCCTAAAGGAAATTGGAGTTCAAAGAAATGTTTGAGATAGACTTCGTTGGATACGTTATAACCATTGAGCATCAAATCCTCCGGTAAATTGGGGATATAGATACTTTTAAAATCAATTGTCTCAGTTATATTGATTCCTCTGTACATAATTTGTTCTGATGATTGAGTTGCTGACATTCTTGTAGTTGAGATTTGTATAATATAGTGAATAGCTTTTAAATACGTTTGTGAAATAATAATGGTTGTTCAAATGATGCTCATATATGAATTATAAAAAATGTATTTCAATTTTCTGCAAACCACCAAAGGTGGTTTGCAGAAAGTACCAAGTCGTATGAGGCACCTAAAGGTGCCAAAAACGACCTTGCAATTTTCTGATCGTCGTTGAAAACGACGACCAGAAAACAAACAAAATGGGTAGGGCGTCTAAATACGCCCGCTCCATTCTTGCAATTTTCTGCAAACAAGTCGCCAAAAACAACCTCTCTACGCAAAAATAAAAATGAACTACTATACAATATTTTTACAAACCAAACTAAACCAATCCAAATAACACAAGTACATAAACAAACATATTACACTAAGTCATCACCTACCGGGTCGCTCGTTGACCGAATAATATCTAACATCCGGGGGGTCGAATAGTTGTCTTGGGTTCCGCTAGAAATATTGTGGTTCAGTATGTCTTCTTCGTCTTCTACTGACACATCATTATAATCCCCTGGTAAGCAACAATCTTCTTCTCCAAATGTAAATGGCGAAATTGGACTCAATGCTGCGGTTATTCCAGATGTATTCAATGTATAGATTTCGTCATCGTTGAGACCAGTCGGAATGTTATTGCGCTTGAGTCGCGGAATTGCAGGAGCTTGAAAATTATCAATATTAGTAGGTGTATAAACATTTTGGGTTCCTTGAGTTCGTTGTCTAGCAAGTGTATATAAATGTCCATTATAGGCGTCAAAACTCCGGCGGGCAATATATAAATCATCCATAAGTGATGATAAGAACCGATTTTCAGTATCCCCATACGTAGCGACTTTATAATCTCGAATTGTGCGATAGAGTGCAAGTATTTTTTTCTTAAGTTCCTTTACTTTAGTATTATATTTTTCCGATTTTTTAGAATGTAGTAAACTTGGTGGTAATATATACAATGGTAGTTGAGAAGGTTCTGCTATAGTTGGACTATCGGTATTATCATCCGCATCATAATCGTCTAAATGAGCAACCTCATATAATAATTCCAGCGTCTTTAGGCGCAATGAGTGGTCTTTAAATGAACTTGCGTCGATTTGACCGTCTACATCAACCAGATGAGGCATCGTATCAAACTCATCTAGTTTTGTGAACTCAGCAACCTCGTCGTCCAAGAAACATTTGCGTCCGTGTATTTCACCACATACTGAATATACGTCGCCAGTCGTTCGCACGTAATATGATTTATGTAGACCACTTGCAATATTTCCTATATTGAGGGTAGAAGACCACGTGTTGGTTTTCCAGCAATAGATTTCCGCATTTTTCAATAGCACGACCAATTCTTCAACACATCTGTATAACACATTATGAATATATTCGCCATATACAATACCTGCCTTTTCCATTTCCGCAATGAATGCATATTCGCAAAATGGTTTTTCACCTATTGCCATAAGTGTTTTCGAGTCGTGATCTTTGCCAAATCCAAATACAATAGTGTCATATTGCACATCTACCGTATTCATAATTGTCTTGGAAGAATTATGACACGTATCATTCCCGTCAGTTAGTAAGAAATGTAGACGCCGGTTTTTTGGGAAAGCGGTTAAACGTTTAGCCATTTGTTCCTTGGTAGTTTTTAACGGGAGAACGAGATTGGTTTGTCCTCTTGGCTGAATTGTGTTGATTTTAGCGATATATTTTTCGACATTTTCGGGTGTAATCTGGACAAAATCAAATATATGTAATATGGCATCATCAAATGCATCTACACTGACATTAAATGTTATATTGCTATATGATGCAAATAGACGTAAAATATTGATGAGAACGTGTTTGATATGTTGTAGTTTATCACGACCATCTATACATAGGTCTGACATAGAGCCGGAAAAATCTACGTCGAATTTTACGTCCCAAGTATGTAGAAGTGCGTCGTTGTTGGGTGTCGATATTTCTAGGATACCAAACTTGTGGTTGGGTGAATCCGCAAAGTCAATGGGTAATATTGCTCCCGGGGGAGTAAATTGGAGAACAGATTGAATACTTGATTTAGTGAAAATAGACATTGTTTTTGATAAGATATACAAATAATAAATAATACTAAATACTTGTTATTTGTTTAAATCTGTATATAAAAAATCAATTTTCTACAAATAATTTTACGATTTGTATAAAACATTGTAATACGATTATATACAGTTTATGCAGTAGCCAATTTGCGACGTAATTCCATCAAAGTAATATCTATTGTATTTCCCTTAGAACCGCGCGAGAAATGGACCAACTTGGCTTTTCGGGTCGCCAATAATACCTGTTTTACATCTTCATTTTGAGAGAACTTTGCATTGACCGCGATCTTGCGTACTTCGGCAGCATCATAATTTTCATCGGGATGAATATTTTTCGCACGTAATATAATGTCTTTTGCTTTCGCACCGTTTTCGCCTTTTTTCTTTAATTTACCGCTTTCGCCCGCTGCTTTAGCATATTCCACATCCTTCGATATATCACTCTCTGACTCTATAGAAAATGACCTATAAAAATCGGGGAACCCACCTTTGTATTTAGCGGCTTGTATATAATGTTCGGCGGACATCCATTTCAAGTTGTCTACCGATAAAACTACTCCCGGCCAAGTATCATCCAACATACGGCGCCATTCTTTCGTTTTTGCTAAATCCGTAAATTGCGGGATTTTATCCACCGGGATTTTTTCGCCGGAACCTTTTCCCGGTTTTGCGGACAATTCGGAATGTTGATGGAACATAAACACCGTATCCTCGTCATATAACTCTCGGTTTAGTTCGTCTACATCGACTTCTTCTTCCGTCTTTTTCGGATTGCCAGTATCCGGATGAATGCCTTGTTTGGCTTTGAAATTGCGGAAATCTTCGATTAAATAAAACAGTCCGGAGTTTTTCTCTAAACATTTGTTTACAACGAGAACTTTAATGCCATAGGGTATTTCTCTAAATGTGAAAATCCGCTTGTTTTTGTATGTTATTGGTCGATAATGGTTTCCACTATAGGTAACAATAATATAATGATCAGGGTTGAATACTCCGCGGTCTTGGATTTGTTTATTGATTTCGCCGCAGTTTAATACACTATGCATTGCACCGTCGTTATATGCCATCTCGGACATAATAATAACCTTTATATTAAAGAGTCGTTCAATAGTAGATATAGCCCAGGCATCGGCCCAAAAACTGGGGGTTTGCACATATTCGCGGTATTGGTCTATAGTACGTATATTTCTCATATAACCCACATATGTGTTTTGTTCTTGTTCTACTGTTGCTTTTTCTTTCTGTATTTCTTTGGATTCTTTAGCAAGAGTATTTCCCCTTTCCAATATTTCTTCACGTTCCGCTGGAGTAGCTTTTTTGATGCGTTTTTTGTATTCGGCATTTTCTTTTTTGATTGCATTTAGTCGTTTATCTAGTTCGTTGATATTGTTTTGATATAGCTCAAATAATTCCAATTGGTCGGTGAAAATACGTTCGGGCATTTCTCTGGCTAAGGCGGTGCGCTGTTTATCTACCGTTGTTTTATATCCGATTTGGCTGAAAGCCTCTCTAACACTGGCGAAAAAACAGTCGCCATTGTCTTCTACTTCCACTATACCGTAATTGGGATTTTTCATATATTTTTGTATCCACGGTTGTTTCGCATTTTCTTTGAACTCGGCTTTTATTTCTTTGTCGTCGGTTTCGTCTTCTTCTTTTAATAATGCGGGTTGTTGAAAATCTTGGTTGATTTCAATTAAACCTTCTTTGGATTTTTCTTTCAATGATTTAGCCTGTTCGGAATGAACTGAATCCGGGACTTTCAGTTTTATATGGTCATCTTCGTCATCGTCGTCAGACACTTCACCCTCTTCTTTGTCTAAGTCATCGTCTAAGTGATTGTCCGGATGGTCTTTTTTAGTTTCGCCATCTTTGAGTTTAGATTTTAGCGATTTCAAATGGTCGTCTTCTGATTCTGAATCGTCAACCTTTTCGATTTCTTTAGCAGGAACTATTTTTGGTTTTAGCGCTTTGTCTATAAATGCACTAGATACAAAACTATACAATAATGGTTCTTCTAACATATTCAAATCAACATCGCCATCATCGTCTAAAATATTCAGGGCTTTGTTAGCTTGTAATTCGAATATGCCGATTTGCGCCTTAATTCGATTTTCATTCAATAGATATATGGGATAATATAGCACATTTTTACCGGAATATGTATATTTCTGTTTACCCAATACGAACTTTATAGGTCGGTCCTCGATTTCCATCTCATAAACAACAGATGCGGTACCCATATCACCTTCTTCTATTGCTCTATTTTCTGTATAGTTTATAGCGTCATTCAATTTAGAAGAAACCATCGTTATATATTATTATATATTTAAATGCTAAATTATATTTATACTATTGTAGTATAAATATAATATAAATATACCCCCCACCGAGTTTCATCAACTACTAAAAAAGTATTTGTATTTGTTAACAAGTGAAAAAACAATCATCAAATACCTCCGTAATCGCACAAAATATCATTCGTGTCAACTTGTACTTCAGTTATCATATTTACAAATGCATTGTATATAGTAATAATATATTCAAACAAATTCATTTTTGTGTTATATATGATATATACAAAATATCTTTATTATTATATTTTTGTAAATGTATAAATATACAAAAATAATAAACGTTCAATAAAGTCATCTAAAATATATTCGAAAAGAGAGTATATTACACTTTGGATAATACTTTTTCTACCAAATCCTTGTATTTAAATATAGTGCGACTTGACAACCCGGGTTTTTCTTTAATTTTAAACTTGGAAAATGTATGAATATTCGGTAGAACCACGGATTTCCATAGAGGTTCATCTTTTAATAACCCGGCACCCATACAAATCATCAAAAAGATGTTTTCCGTAATTTCTTCTACTTCGTTTGTTTTAGTTGCATCCTCGATATAGCCTATAGCAATATTTTGGAATTGGCTTAATATATCCAATACAACACCTGCGCACAAAACCCCGTTTGCATACAAGTTCATAATAAACGTAGATGTTGCCCGGCGTTTGTCGTTTTTCTTGTTATTTTCGCAGAATCCATCATAGTCTTTGTTTTGGTCAACTACTATAACTTCCTCGATGCTTTCCACATATTTTTCAATGAAAGGTGTAATAACATCATTAAATGCCGGATAAGTTTCGATCAATTCTTTGTATAACTTAGCATATAACTCCGAATAAAACTTATTAGCGCACCCGGTTTCGAAAATAAAATTGACGATTTTTTGTATATCGGATTGCTGTTCTTCCGTTTTTTCATCGCCATAATTTCCCATAATTTCCTTAATATTATTCAAAATGGCGGTTTTTAAAGTTTCATATGTTTTTGCGGAAATCTTATTTAAATGAATACGTAATTCGCCCAATAATTTATCAATACCTTCTCTAGCAACCGGAATAACGGTTGCTTTTAGCGTAGGCCTAGTTTCCCATTGTTCGTCCATACGCCGAATAGTTGCTTGCGATATATGTCTGCGTCTATTTCCACTGCCTCCACCACCTCCACTTCCAGTACTTCGCATTTTATTTTCATATGCATTAT